ATACTATTAAACATAAAATAATATAAAATACTTGATTATAATGTTAATTAGTAGTAAACTATATTTGTAGTAAGATATTAATATCTTACTACAAATATAATATTAAAAGGAGTAATACATAATGAAAAAACATAAAAGATTCAAGAAATCTTATCAATATAAACCATTTAAATTACCAAATAGGAAGAGAAATCTACTCACAAATGAATTTCTACAAGATTTTAAAACAGAATTATTATCAACATTCTCATCAGATATAAAAAATATGAAACTCTCTAAAATTAATTATTATACTTTTTATCAAGCAATAGAGTCAACTTGTGGATTTGGTGAAGCTTTGAGAAAAGTTTGCAAGAAACATAATATTACTAATGCAATATACAGATACAGTGGTGGGCTAGACTATTATTCTAATGATGACTTTGATTCTGAAATCACAATATTAATGTATAAAAATGGTATTATTGAAGAAGGGAATTACAAGGATTATTAAGGAGATTGATATTATGAGTGATTTAGATAAATTATTAGAGGAACAATTGAAAGATCCTGAATTCAAGAAAGAATATGATGAATTAATTAGGAGTAGGGACGAACTGGATAAGATTAGATTGAGAGAAAAGGAGAAATAACAAATGCATAACTTAATAGAATATTATGAGGAAAATGATAAGGTGAATTGGCATTTAGTTGATTTTGCAGATACAGAAGAAGAAATGGATATAAAGAAAGTTGAAATTGCTAAAGATTTAAATGATATGGGAATAGAAACGTATGAGGTTATTGCATCAAAAGATGTGAATTCTATGAAAGAAATGCTGAAAAGAGACGGTGTTAAAATATTTAGAGTTATGGAAATTTAGTGTGGTTAGTAATGTAAAATAATATAAATAAAAGGAGAACAAATATGGAAAGCAATAATGAAACTGAAATACATAAATTATTAATGGGTGGATACGTTGATAATAGTGAAGATAATGGAAAATTAGCTTATTTGCATCCTCGTGGAACAATTTGTAGTCGTATTGATACTGAGAACTTATTAAAAGCTATGGAAATTAGTAAGGATATTATTCCTAATATAGCCAATGTAAAGTTTAAAGTACCTGAATTTATTGATAATACTAAATGGAAATATGATGATTTATTAACTGCTGAATTCAAGAATGATATTGAAGCTAGTGGAATAATATATGATAAATTACCAACGTTCAAGAAAAGATAGAATAATATAATTTAGATAAAACTACAATTAGAAGGAGTGATTATTAAAATGGAAGAACAAAAATTAAGATATCTAATGAGTTTAAATGTGGTAAGTTATTTACGAAGCTATGGTATAGAGCCAGTAAATCCAGAGCCTGACGTTACATCTGATGGAAAAATAAAGTATTGGTTTGATAATAGTGAGGAAGTTAGAAATTTACTTACACAGTATAATAATGATGAATTTGTACAACGATTCATAGGTAAATTAAGACTAACTAAATCTGAAATACATAATACAAAAAGTAAATACTTAAACAAATAAAATATCTATAAAATGGAGGAGCGATTAATAAATGAAAATAGAATTAGATAAGTATTATACAAGTACAGAATTAGCCAAACATTGTGTTGAGCAGACTAAGGAAATAATAGGAATATCTAACATCACAGAATATATAGAACCATCGGCAGGGAATGGAGTGTTCTTAGATATATTAGAAAGTGAAAATGTTGATTATTTAGCATATGATATAGAACCTGAAGATATAAGTTGTAGAATACAAAAACAAGACTTCTTAAAATTAGATAGTTCCTATAAAAAAGGTAGATGTATTATAGGCAATCCTCCTTATGGCACTAAGAATAATTTAACAGTAGCTTTTTATAAGAAATCATTAGAGTTAGGTGATTACATAAGTTTCATTTTGCCAATATCACAATACAATAATGATATAAAATTATATGAATTCGATTTAGTTTATAGTGAGAATTTAGGAGTAAAACAATATAGTGATAGAAAAGTACATTGTTGCTTAAATATTTATAAAAGAAATATAAGTGGGAATTTAAATAAGAAACCTAATTATAAACTTAAAGATGTTGAAATTAAAGAAGCATTAAGAAACTTTAATCCTAAGAGGAATAAAGAAGTTACTAAGGATATGTTTGATTATGATATTAGAATTATGGCTTGGGGAGGAGGAATAGGTAGAGTTAATCAATTAGGATGTGAAGTACAATATGAGGGACAGTTCGTTAAAGAATTCTGTATTAAAATACATAAAGAACAATATAAAAAAAGATGTTATAAATTTAATAAAAAATACACATTGGGAAAATATTTATCCTATGACTGCAACACCAAATTTATTGCAATGGCAAGTTTATAAATACATAAAAGACAAAATACCCGATATTCAATAATAAATAAAATAATATAAAAAATACAAAAGGCTTAGGATTTAATTATTCTATGTCTTTTTTGCGTTATCTATGAAATATGAAGGAGGAATTATAAATGAAAAAAGTAAATTGTATGTTAGATTCTAAGGAGTACCAAAATAAACCACTAGGTAAAGAAATAGGTGTTATTACAAATAGGTTAGTAAATGCTTCAATAGAAATAGAAGTTGAGGAATTAGCAAATAAATTAGTTAAAGGATGTACTTTTAAACCATCAAATTTAATAGGTAAAAAGGAAACTGATTGGGTAAGTGAATCATTATTTGCATTAGATTTTGATGAAAATACTAATATTGAAACTGAATTAAATAGGTGTAAAGAGTTGAATATATTACCCGTTTTCGGATATACAAGTTTTTCTCATACTGAAGAACATCATAAATTTAGATTAGTATTTTGTACAAATGAGGCTATAACTGATTATAATACTGCTAAGAAACTTCAATTAACTCTTATGAATGTATTTAATAACTGTGATGAAAAGTGTAAGAATCTTAGTAGATTATACTTTGGAGGTAGACAATTAATATATAAAGGATTTGATAATGTGATGGACTATGAGGATATAATGAAAAGTCATGCTATAGACATAGAAATAAACGATATGGAGATTAAGCCACATGATAGTAAAGATATAAGTAATACCTCTAATATAACGTGGCTTAAATCCAAAGTAACTAAGAAAGAGAATAATGACAATTACAATATAAAAGCACTGAGGAATAGAGATTCAGAATATTTAAAAAGCAAAATTAATAATCCTAAGATAGTTCTACAGAATAATCAAGCTTTCTTTGACTATATAAAGACTTATGATTTAGGAAGATTATTAGAGTTGAAATACCCTACTTCCTTCAGATGTATATTGCATGAGGATAATCAACCATCAGCAGGGATATTTATAAATGAGGAAGGTACATATATTTATCATTGTTTCAGTTGTGGAAAATCTTATAATATTATAAATTTAGTTGAAGTTTTAGGTAATTTCAAATCAAGACCTAAAGCTTATAAATTTATAAGAGAAATATTTAATTTAGAAATTATGGATACTGAATGGCAGAGAGAACAGAAAGAATTAATTAAAGAAAATAGAAGAGTCTTATTAAGTGGAGAATTAGAAAGAAATTGTCCAGTAGCATATAAAAATATAAAGAGAAATATTAAATACTTAGATCAATTATTATTAATTGCTGAGGATAATGTTTATTCAGAAAAGTTTACAGACACAGATGATAATGTTATTTTCTTTGCCTCTAATACATACATATGTGATAAATTAGGAATGAGTCCAAATTCTTCTATAGAAGTAACAAAGAAAAACGTCTTATTTGCTTATCATGATTTAATTAATAAAATAGCAGACCATGAGATTCCTGAAGAAATGTTAAAGAAAAGCCAAGCACTTGTTATAAATAAGAATGGCAATAGTAAAAAGTATAAGCATATTAATTATTATTCTATTCCCTCGTTTACTACAATGCTATTTAAAGATATAGAAGAACAAGGTGAAAATTGGAATAAAAATAGCTATAGTATGAAAGGTTTAAGTAGAGAAATATTTTATAGAACAGAGGGAGAATCTGTAGCAAATAAGTTATACCCTCAATATATGCAAGTATATGATAAGACTCAAGAAAAAGTCATTGATAGAACTACCACTAATAGAAGTGATATTATAACCAATAAGATAGTTGAGATTATATTTGATATATTAAAGTTAAAACCTTATGTGCTTGAAAAAGAATTAATTGATGAATTAAGTGCCGATGGAGAGGTTAAAACTTCTAAAAAAGAAGCTGAAAGGCAAATTAAAAAATCATTGCAAGAAATCTTATTAAGTTATGATTTACAACGAATTAGGTGTAATAAATTAATAAAAAATCAGTATGGGATAGTCAATCAAAATGGCTACCCTTTTATTATTGTCAAAAATAATCTACAAAATGAAGGAGATAAATAATTATGAGTAAAAGAATTACAATAGAACTGGTAAGAGAATTTGCACAAAATGTAGGATATAATGTTCAAGAGGATAAATATATAAATAAAAGAACTCATATGCATTTTAAATGTAATAAGTGTGGAGAAGTATTAACTACTTATTTTGATAACTTTAAAATTCATCATAATTGTAAAAACTACTGTAATATAGATATTACAAAATTATTAGAAAACAAAGGAAAATATGAAGAAAGGTGTAAAGAGTTAAATTTACATATAGTTGATAATGAACATAATAACTTTTCGGTTTTATCTAATAAAATAATATTATCTGATAAGGAAGGATATTTATATAGTTTAGATTTTAATAATTTAAAAGTTATCAAACGCAGAAATACTACTCCTGCTATATTCTTTAATTTAAATCCATACACTAAAGAAAACATAAGAAACTACATAAGATTAAATGATATTAATATTGAATTGATTGATGAGGATTTTAATGGTGTAGATGCTAAAACTCAAATGATATGGAATTGTCCTATTCATGGTAAATTTGAGAAGTCATGGAATGAGATAAAAAATGGTCAGTATTGCCCTATATGTGGAAAATTACATGCAATTGAAGGTAGAAAAAATGATTATGAGATGATAAAGAAAGGATTTGAAGATGTAGGTTATACTTTAATATCTAAAGAATATATCAGCAACCAAGAACCATTAGAATATATATGTTCACATCATAAAGATGTAGGAATACAAACCATATCGTGGGCAAGTTTAATTAGTGGTCATAGATGTATTCACTGTGTTAAAGAAAGGATGTTTAATGCAAAAGATATAAATCCTAAGTCTCCAAAATCACATATGAAATTCGCAAAACAAATACATGAAATGTATGGAGATAAATTTACTTTTCTTGGTGAGTATTATGATTCTAAAACAAAGATTGAAATGTATTGTAATGATTGTAAATCTACATTTCTAGGCTCACCAAATCATATGCTAGAAGGTCATTTAGGTTGTAGTTGTAAGTCTAAGTCATTAGGAGAAGATTTTATTAAAGAATGGCTAGATGTTAATCATGTTGGTTATTTAAGAGAACATAGAATAAAAGATTGTAAAGACAAGAAGCCTTTACCTTTCGATTTCATAATTTATAAAGATATTGAGAGGACTAAGTTTGATTTTCTCATAGAATTTCAAGGAAAACAACACTACGAAAATACTAATTGGACTACCGATCCTATAGAATCATTGAGAATATTTAAAATACAACAAAAACATGATAAAATTAAATTTGATTATTGTAATGATAATAATATAAAGTTACTAAGAATACCTTATTGGGAAATGAATAATTTAAATAAGATATTAGAATTGAATTGTACTAGATAAAATAATACATAACGAAAGGAAGTTTTAAATATATGGCTAGAAAAACTAAAAGAATGGAATCAACTACAGAGGAACAATGGCTTAGTTGTAATAAAGATAATATTGACCTTGTAAATGAATTTTTAGACTATTGTAGGTCAGTTGATAGGTCTCCAAAAACGATCGTGGGGTACAAATCAGATTTGCATATAGTAATAATTTATTTTAAAGATAACTTAAAAGATAAAAATTTTACAGACATTACTAAGCGAGATGTCATTAAATTTCAAAGTTGGTGTATTAATCAAGAAATGTCCCCTTCTAGGATTAGAAGACTTAGGTCTGCATGTTCAAGTATTTCAAATTATATTGAAAATATGCTAGATGCTGAGTTTAAAGATTTTAGAAATATAATAAATAAAATACCCTCTCCAAGTTTATCAAATGTTAGAGAGAAAACTATTATGACTGAAAAGCAAATTGAAGATTTATTAGACACTCTTGTAGCAAATAAGGATTATCAACGTGCCTGTTTTGTAGCAATTTTAGCAGGAAGTGGAATGCGGAAGTCAGAAATAATACAAGCAAAAGTTAGTTGGTATGTTGGTAATCCAGTTATTTATGAAGGAATGTATGTAAGCCCTGAAATCCGCACAAAAGGTAAGGGGGTACAAGGGAAAAAATTGAAAAAGTACACAATCTGTAGCATAGTAGATAAATATTTAAAATTATGGATAGAACAAAGAAAAGAATTAGGTATCGAATCTGATAATTTATTTGTTATAAATAGATTTGGAAGTAGAGAAGGAATAAAAGATAGTACTGTAGATTCATGGATGAGAACTTTTACTACTATAACTGGAATTGACAATTATTGCCATATGTATCGTCATTATTCTGCAACTTGGCTTAAAAGGCACAATGTATCAATTGATCAAATACGTGACTATATGGGGCATAATGACTCCTCTACGAGTGAGATATATGTCGATATTGGTAAAGAAGAAAATTTATCAGGAATGTTATCATTCATGAATACAGAGAAAGATGTTAAGGAAGAAGATTTATAATTAGTACTTAAAAACATCATTTTATGAACTTTAATATACATCATGTTGTGGTCTGATATAATTTATACACTGCATATGGTATGTTAGAATCACAAATTAACCAATTAAAGGAGTTGATTAAATATATGATTAAAATAATAGAAATAACAAAACAAGACGCATAAATTAATATACGTCTTCTCCAATGAGTAAACACCATTTTGAAAAATGTCTACAATTAAGTATATTACAATAATATATAAATGTCAATATAAATATAATAATTAAAATATTCGGAATATAAATCAGCTCACTAAGGATAAGCACCATATAATATCACAAATTTTAGAAAGGATGTGAATTGCCTAACAATAATAAATAAAAAAAGGATGGTGTTTTTAATGACAGAAAACAATAATAATAATCAATATCCAACAATAGGTGAACTTAGTCGTCGCATTAATAATAATGATACAGAAATTAAAACTATTAAAGACCAGATAACAACAATCCGTGAAGGTAATGTTGAGCAACGAGAAATTTTAAAAACTTTCCAAGAGGATAAAAGAGAGTCAAAGAAAACAAATGAAAAGATATTCGATATACTTGATTTATTTAAAACTGAATTTATTGAAATTAAACAAGAGATGATAAACAATAAATTATTTCGTGTAGAGTCAACGAAGAAGTTTGTGGTTATCGAAGATAAAGTAAATGCGATGGAAACTGATGTTAAGGAGCTTCAGAATGATCCTGCAAAAAGAGCTCTTATAGCTAATAAAAACTTTAAAAAGGTCATAATTGGGATTGTGACAGGGGTGTTTTCAGGAGTTTCTGTAAGTTTGCTCGTAGCTATCCTTCTTCATTTGATAATAATATAAAACTCACTACATAATCACTAAGCCCATTATTTGAACTATATACTTCGGTATAAATTAGTTTAAATAATGGGCTTATTTTTTCGTTTTATATCAGTTTGACTAAATAATCTTTTCTACTCTTTTATCTCTAGTAATCCTGTCATAATCTTCTTTGAATATTTCATATAAAGTATAATCATAAATTAACCCATCACTGAGTAATATACTATTTTTAAAGATACCTACTACGTTTCCATTATATTTTTTAATATATCGTAAATACATCTTTTCAATAGGATTTCCTACTATACATTGAAATTGTATCTTTCTTACTTTATGCACAGTAAATAACTCTTCCAAGAACTGATATAGATCTTTTGCAAATGTTAAATTCCCTTTATTTTTAAAGTTAAGTATCCTCAAACCCGTGCATATCTGCCAATCAAAATCTATTGTAGCCATTAAGTATCCAACGACTTCCCCCTCTAAATTTACACTAGTAAGCTCAATTCCTGCCCAATCTGTTTTACCTTCCATTATATCAAATTCTTTATTTCTATAACTATGTGCAAATAGAAATTTATATTTGTCATCAAATTTTATTCTTTGGTATTCAATATTAATTAATCTTTTGTAAAGTAATGCTTGTTTAAGCATGATTTTTCCTCCTTAGTTTAATTCTCATAAATGTTTTATCATTGAATTCTGATTTTAGCCAACTTATATTGATACTTTTACTCATATATTATTCTCTCCTTTTTGTTTAACAATTTTATATTATAATATTATTACTAAAATTAGCAATGCTTATTGTGTATTATTCTTTTTACTCTATAAATTAATATTACCATAATAAGATATAAAAGTCAACAAATATACTAAAACAATATAAAAAAACAATCCCACACATTCTCAGAATTTGAGGTGCGTAGGATTGTTTTGAGTCCATGAGAACTCTTTTTAAGAATGTCTTAATCTTAACATGATTATAATCAACAATCAAGTGGTAATTATAGGCAGATTTTTCTTAATATTTCTGCTAGTATATTATTAAGTTTTATAAAATATTGATACATTTTTTACTATTTTGCAATTACACTAACAATATTATAACCATAGTAATTTTAGTTTACAAGGGGTACATTCTCGATTTATGAGGGTGTACCCCTTATTTTTTTCTTATATATTAATTAACTCTTCGAAGTATGGTAAACTTTGAACCCAAACACAAAATGTATCTTGCCATTCAGATTTAAGACGGTGATGTAACCTCTGCTTATATATATTTCTTATCTCAGCATAATTAGTATTTACTGTTCTTAATTGTAAAAATCCTTCATTTAATATTCTTTTTGCAGATGCTAATAACTTATTCTTTTCTAACTGATTACTCTCTCTGAAATATTCTTTTTGCAATGCATTTAAATCTACTATTGTATTAGCAATTGATATTTCTTCAAATACAGTCTCATAATAAAAATCATCCAGTGTTATTACATTACCTTTTACAAATAATTTATGCATTGTACTACATGAATTCTTAGTATTATAGTGGTAAGTATCAAATTCAGACCAAACATATCTGGGTAGATTAATATCTACCCATACTTGAATCATTCTTAGGAATTTACAGTGCTCCGTTCCTGCTGATATAAGAGTTTGTGCTAATTTTAAATCTTTTTCACCTAATATATATTTATATTCATAGTCTGCATAATAATCATCTTCACCTTCAAGACTTCCCGTTAAATGTCTACTATCCGACTTATCCCATGAGTTCTTAGGATTCCTCATCCCCTTAAATGCAGGAGCAAATCCACCTATTTCAATTGTTTTACAATACATTTTACCATTTTGAGTTGTCATTTTTATCATTTCTCCTTTTAATTTATATTATTTTTTATATTATTATATTAATTCTATATACAATCAAGACTAGAATAAACCAATCTTGATATAATTGTTACAACAGATTCCAATCCATTTCCATTCCTATAATAAACCCTTTTTACCATCTTTAGAATAATAATCTAAGAAAGTTTGTTCATTACTTTCATTTAAGTCAATTTCTTTAATAGTTTTAGCCTTATTCAAATATATGCCTTTACTTTCAGCTAACTTATTTATAGCTCTTACACCTGAATGTAGATTTTTACTGCTTCTTTTGCTTATATGAGTCCATTTACGTGAATAATAAATATTTCCTATATTCTGAAAAGTTGTAAACCTATCAAAGAAATTAAGTGCAATGTCTCCATTTTTACTACATTTAGCAACAATTTCTTCTAATATACTTACTCTAACATATTTTTTATTCGTATCAAATATATTTGTGTCATTTGAGAAACTATATCTAGAACAATAAGAATTACTCCATATAAATTTACTGTTTCTAGTTGCAAATGTATTGACCTCTTTAAATTTTAAAGTAGTCGTTTCTTCAATATGTTTCCTAGCTAAATTAAATGACTTTAAGTCAATATTATTAACAAATAAGCTTCCGTCATCTTTTAACGATAATTCACTAAATAATATGGTTGATTTCTCATACTCAGTAAATATATCATCTTTAGAATTTAGGATAATTAAGTTAACATTAGATGTTGGAGTATCTTTAAACCCTTGTACACTGAACTTTATAAATGACTCACTAAAATCAGATGTCATACTGGGAGTTTTACTCGATAAATTGTTTGAAATCTGCTTGTTTTCTGCTACTTTATCTTCTGCAATTGGTAATTCATTAACTATATCTTTCGTAAATATTTCTGGTATTTGAAGTGTCTTATCCTTATCAATTTGATCTATTCCTTTTTTAGCAACAGTCTTAATATTTTCCTTAACTTTCTTTTTAATGACATTAACTTTTACTCCAAAAGTTTTAGGTTTGTTTTCAGGTTTCTCTTTTCCATTCGCTCCATTATCTCTAACATATTTATATTCACTAATATCATCGTAACACACATCAAAATATTCATATGCTATATCGGGATGTTTACCTGAGTATTCAAAATAATATCGTTTATTAGAATATAATTTAGTCTTGCCATTTGCTTTTTCATCATTTTTTTGCATTCTATTTACCCATTCTGTAAATGAATATTTAACTATCGTTCCCTTCTGATTACACCAACTTGCTAAACAAACATACATTCCATAATATGGTTTAGGTGCTGATTTAAAATTCTTATATCTCATTATATAAGGGAATATATTATATTTCATGCAAATTTTAATTCTTTCAAGTGTATCAATTATGTCTCGAGACCAAAATTCATCATCATATATACCATTCTCGTCATATCCACATAATACGTACATACTAGTGTGTTTATGATAATGTTTCCTCCATAAAGTTAATTTCTCTTCTATGATATACTTTTCCTTGACGTTATCGAATGCGAAGTATAAACCATTTATGTTTAAATTACTTTTAACAAGAACCTCAGCTTTTTCTTCTGTTAACATCCTAATATCTAATCCTTGTTTGAACTCATACATTTTATTTAACGAATTTAATTCCAAAAACACATTTTTCCATCCTTCGTAAGCTAATATATTATCATCTAATAAACATATGTTACGTTTATCTATATCGAAGAATTCTTTTATTGGAGAAGCTTTCTCTACTTTTGTGCAATGTTTATTAATACAGAAGCTACATTGTCTTACACAGCCTCTAGTCGTATAACCCATACTGTAAAGTTCATAATATCTAAACTCCTTGTCAGGTGATCCTAGAGCTTTCTGTTGTGCAATCCAATCATCATAAAGGTGATAATCAGGCATAAAATGTTCAATCAGTGGATTTAAATTTTCTGCATCCGAAAAGTAGAAACCTGAGCCTCCATACATTACCATATCCATTGTTAACAAATGTCTAGGGATTGACGTTTCTACGAAAATTTTGCTTACATATATTCTATCATATTTCTTTTTAAAGTTTACTATATTGTGATTAAGAAATTTATCAGGATTAAGATCTGTAATTAAACTGACTTCATCTCCAAGAGATTTATGATATCCACTTATTTTCATTGAAGCTAAATTTGGAAATCTGTGTCGTGGTAAAAGACATTCTGCATCAACTATTCCAACCTTCATATTTAATTGTTCTCCTTCTATGATTAATATTCATACTATAATTGTATGTATAAGGATTTATTCTTTATGTATATTTTATCACAAAAGGAGTTGAAATAGGGGATAGGGTTATATATAAGTGAATGGAAATTAATAGGAGGGTATATTTATAGTTTATTTAATAGTTACATTTTTATTATCTCCTTTATTTATATTATTATACTCTTATTATATTTTATAATCAAGACTAGTTTTGTGAATTATTCCTAATCTTGATTATAGTGTATTTATATTTATATATTAGGTTGCTATTTTATTATACTATTTATTTACAATTATGTCAACAGAAATTACTTTATCGTTAGATTTTCTTGTATTTGCCAATATAATTCCCAAACTTGCTCTTTTACCAGAAATATACTCAAGATAATTCTTATTTTCATCAGGACTTATATTAGACAAATTAACATTTATTTCTTTACCTTTTTCAGTTTTTAATGTAATGGAGTTTTCTATATTTACATTTGGTAAAGCATAAATAAGTTTATCGTCTTCCATATTCTTAATATCTAATTTCATTCCTACAACTCCCTTACCATTTTTACTTTTAACTACTGTAATAGGCTCTGTAGTGATAGCTAGTCCATGACCACTCTGAGTTAATAGGAGTATATCTATATCTGTCTTAGAAGTTGTTAGAGAGATAAGAGGACTATCAGAGTTATATATTTTATCAATAGGAACAAGACGATTTTGAACAGGTTTAAATTTAGTAAAACTCATTTTAGATATATTACCATTTTCAAATACACAAATTAAATTCTCTGACCAATCTTTAGAGGCACATATATGTATTATTTTCTCATCCTTTTGTAAATATTCACCTAGCCATGTAGTCATAAACGTTCCAAACTCTGAAGGTAAACAATCTTGTAAATCATAAACTTTACGTGTAATTAATCTAGCTTGATTAGTTATGAGAATCAAATCATCTTTATTATTACATTGTACTTTTTGTAATATTATATCATCTTCAGTTAACTTTTGAGTATCTGAATATTTACGAGTTTTCTTAATATACTTAGATGTTAAGATAATGTTGGGGTTATAATCTTCAACTAGATCCGACTCATGTGCTTTTTCTTCTTCACCACCATTAATAATTTCTGATTTTCTAGGAATTCCATATTTATTTTTAACATCCTCTAATTGTGATATTATTGTTCCTTCAATAAATTCCTCAGAGTTTAAATTTGCTTTTAAATTAGCTACTTCTTCCTCTACACCATTAATTGATTTTATTTTATTTAATATATATTTCTCGTTAATATTTCTTAGTTTCATGTTTGCTAATTCATTTGCTTGAGTTTCATCAATATCAAAACTAGTAACTAAATTAGATATTATCAAATCATCATTTTTGGAATGCCTAATAATATCTATAGCTTTGTCTATATCAACTAAAACTTTTTCTAATCCTTTTAAATAATGCAATACTTTTTCTTTTTCATCGATGTCATAGGTAATTGCACTCTTAATACAAGATATTCTGAATTTTATCCATTCATCTAATACTTGTTTTATTCCTAATAATTTAGGCTTATAATCCACTAAACAATTATGATTACAACTAAATGAAGTTTCTAATCTAGTTTTCTTAAATAACATTTTCATTAAAGAGTCTATATTGCTATTTTTTTTAACCTCAATGCCAATTCCAACAACTTCTTTTTTAATTTTCTTATCAAATCCAGTTTCGTCTTTAATATCAATTATATCTTTAAATAAACCAGAGTTCATTAGATTATTAACATCCTTAATTATATCATCAACATTTGCATTATATGGTATTTCATATATTTCTATTGTATTTCGTTCTTTGTTAAATCTATATTTTCCTCTAAGTCTAAATTTACCTTTACCAGTATTGATAATTTTTTTCATTTCTTCTTTTGATATTATAAGGTAACTTCCCGTACTAAAATCTGGTGCTTTAATATAATCATATACATCAATTGATTTATCCTTTATATAAGCTTGGCTTAATGTACATGTTTCTGAAAGGTTAAAACTTGCCCAATTACATGCTTCGCCAACAGCCACACCCAAGTTGGGTTTAACAAGCAAATTGCAGTAGGTATTCGTTAAAATTAATGGTTGCAAATGTGATTTATCTTCCCCTATAAATTTAACAGTATTTTTACCAATATCCTTAAACATTTCTTCTGAGAACTTATTTAATCTAACAGACGTATATCTCATTGCTGAAGGAGAATCATTGGAATACACTTTGCCAAATGTTCCTCCACCATCTATAAACGGATGTAATAATCCTTCATTTTGTTCGGTGAGTAGTGCCATGGCATTATATACACTAATGTCACCGTGATTATGTATCTTAAGAACGTCACCAACTATCTTTCCACTTTTTTCTCTATTAGTATTATATTTTACTCCATTATTCCAAAGAGTCCACATTATTCTTCGTGCTATCGGCTTTAACCCATCCCTACAATCGGGTAGTGCCCTATCTACAATAACCTTCATAGCAAAAGGCATATAATATTCTGTTAATGCTTTATCTAATTCTAACGTTCCAGAAAATTTATTCATATTAATTTATCTCTCCTTTTAGTTTTCATATACCGTATAGTCAAAATATTTGTCTCCATGTTCTTCTATATACTCTTTTCTTGGTGCTGAATCATCATCCATAAACATTTCTAAAGTTGCTTTTGCTTTATCAAAATCATTCATTGTTATTTGAGTAAGTTTTCTATTTTCAACATTCATGGCAGTATCTGATAATAAATTTACATCTAAAGAACCTAATCCTTTAAATCTTGAATCTATGAATTTTATATTTTTATTGTTTAAGTCTTTTATAATATCATTTTTTTCTTTTTCGCCATAGGCTAAATAAACTTTATCCTTTGTATCTAACCGATAGAGGGGGCTATCTAAAACATAAAAATGTCCCTGTAGAATTATTTCTGGAGCCAAAACATAAAATATACAAATAAGTAATGATCTAATATGTACCTTTATACCGTTGCTTTCGCAATACTTTAACTAGATTTATTTCAATCTACGGAGTAGACTATACCATTATCCTAATTTTAGGATACCGTATTATAGTCGTTGAACGTCATTCCTTATAATATACTAAGGAAGTTTCGATGCATGATTACCCAATTCTTAAAGTTGTTACTATACGTGGATAATTACCCCACCCACTACAATATTACTACTGTAGCTTAGTATTTAAGACTCTAAGGGACTCCCTGCAATTTAACGGTTGTTCAAATATTATTACTAACATAGGGGACTATTTTTTACAATTTAATCCATCTTCATCCTCATCACAAAAGGCTATAATTTTATCTACGTCTAAATCATCTATATTAAATTTTTTAACACCCTTTATTGGTTTTCCTTTGTATTGCATACCACATTGTAATATTTGGAATACATCAGTTATTTCAGCGTTGTTTAGTATTACATCTATAGATTTCTTTAAAGTATTTAATGGCTTTCCTTTAAGTGGATATATGCTATGTATTGTTTTATCTCTACTAAGTTTTACAGAATTAAGACTTGAGTCTCCTTCTATTAATATTAATTCTTTTATTTTTTTATCTTTGGAAGTGCATGGGACAAACTTTTCAGGTCTTTGATTTGAATTGACCATCCCTTTTTCTAGTTTTTTTCTTACGCTCCTTCTACTATTCTCAGCAGTCTCATTAGCACGTTTAGAAATTAACAGTTTATTTGCTATGAATAGTGAATCTTTTTTATTTTCTATAAAATAAACTTCTAAGAAATCAATAATATATTTTTGTACTATATCCTTATATAATTCTTTATTGGTCGAGTACTTAGTTTGATTGGAAAATGAAACATGAGAAGATAATACTGTAATTGCATAACTTAAATTTTGTTCTATATCTTGAGTAGTTAAATTCTTTTCTTTTTTCTCATATAACCCCTCGTCTTTAATAAACTTATGAAATTGTCTCTTAACTCCCTCAATAACACCCTCATGTATTTTACCTTTTTCACTAAGATATACTCCATTTAAAAATGAATCTTGGTTAACATCATCTGAAAAATTAAATACTATTTCAGGTTCAGTGTTTTCCACCTTAACTTTACTTTTTAGATTTTCAGTTTCAAATACTTTTTTATTTATTTTTATATTATTTTTTAAATAATTATTTTCATTATGAAAGTTAAAATAATCTTCTAAGCTAGAATATCCAAATGATTTTATTTCTTCTTTATAAGTGAATGTTGCAGTGATTGTATAAAGAGTAGCACAAACTTTCTCAATTATAGATTCTATATCATTTGGATTAAATTCTGTACTAGTATATACTTCATCTGATAACTTAAATGATATAATAGTTCCTTGCTCATCTGTTTTGCCTATACAGTGAAAAGCCTCTACAATATCTCCTCCATCATTAAATACTATTTGGTATTCTAGTCCGTCCTTCTTTACATTAGCTTTAAAATAGTCACTTGTATAACAAATTATAGTATTTCCACAGCCGTTAGTACCACCGTCATCTGATCCTGCTTCCATCTTCGTTCCACTAAAAAGCGTTAAAAATAAAAGTTTCCAATTAGGCGTTCCATCAGTTTCCCCCATCATAGGCAATCCAAATCCATTATCTTTTATATGGACAGTTTTACAATCATCTTCTAAAGTTACTTCAATTTTTCCACTATCTTGTTTTTTTAACACATCCCTTGCGTTAATTACACATTCTCGAACAGCATGTAAATTATTATCATTACTGCCGAAATAGACAGGTAATTTTTCTCTACATTGTCCTCTATGGTCTAATGTTGTTATTTGTTCTGTCATTTTAATAACCACCTTTTATATTATTTTATGCTTAAGTATTTTTCAACACCATTTTTCATTAAATCATCATATATGTCTTTATATTTTTCTTTTAATACATTATATTGAGGACAATAAGGTTTATAATATAAGTCGTGTAAATCTAATGAGTATTCGGCTTCTTCTCTTGTCTTGTAACTTTTGTCAACTCTATTTCCATTAATTTTAATATTAACTCTCCAAGGTTTATTTTCATTTTCTATGTATTGCAATCCAGTTCTACCAGTTTTATTACTACATAATAAATCTCTATTTTGCTTGTTCTCAGAATCACTAACTTTCCGTAAATTATCACTTTGATTATTAAGTTTATTCCTGTCTTTATGATCTGTCATATTATCATAATCATGCCCTTTATAGTTTTCATAATCTCCAATTATATATTTATGTAATCTTAAATTAATTCCATCAATACAAGTTATAACGTAACCAGTGTCTGATATATGCCATTTGTATTTTTTTACTCTATCTACATCAGCTAAATCAATTAACGTATGTGCAATTTCATTACCAACTACATCATATAATAACATTTCAGCATAATCGTTATATTTTATTATTTCATTTGGATCATAAATAGTTCTCTTTTGAAAATATCCATTTCTATCATATTGAAGTCTATGCTTTCTACATAAATATGAATTTGATTTAGTATGAAATTGAATACTAGTTTCACTATTGCAAACCTCACAAGGATGCTCCAGTGGTTTTAATATTCTACCTATATTCTCAAACTGTGTATAATGTTTCAAACAAAATTTATTTTTATATGAAGACTTTCCACATATCTTGCATTTTTGGTTTTCAGGAATATCCAAGTAATCTTCAACTCTATAACCATCCTGAAAACAATTTGTACATAGATATAAATCATTATCTCTTAGTCTATCTATATATGTTGCATATGATATATTTTTAATATTATTGCAATTTGGATTGTTACACTTCATATCTACTTTTAGTTTTCTATTGGTAAATTTTATAACGTCTCCTATATTACATGTAAAGTCATCTCCTATTTTGGTGAATATGTATCCTCGTTCTTCATACTCTTCTTTATTATCTTTTCTCCATTTTAATGTAGCAGTTTTTGTTAATAGCATTTTTAATTAATCTCTCCTTTTGTTATATATTTTGTATAATTTTAGTTTTAATACTTTTTAATAAATTTCTAATAAATACCCAACATTTGGGTACATTTCTATTATAGTCACTTCACCATTCAAAGTCAACATATATTTTATATCTTTTTATCTTTAATATATTTTATCTATGTATTTCTTCAACAATCATCTCAATATCATTCAAATTATCTTCCCTAATAATATATCTTGTATCAGGAAATTCCATGCTAAATATCTCAGCTCTCTTATCAATCTTATTAATATTCTCAACTACTCCATACATATTATTCCAATCATTATTACTATGTATTTTTACTTCTTGGTGTGATCGTATTTCATCAAAGTTACTATATTTTTTATATCTCATAATATATCTCTCCTTTTATATTAATATTTAATCTTGCCTATTTTCCAATTTAATCTTGTAATAGATTTATATTGACTATCTCCTATTTCAATCTCTTTTCCTTCTTTAATTACTTTACCATCAATTATTTTGGCATTTATACTTGGTATATTGCCATCACTATCTCTTGTAGTCATAAATCTTATGCAATCATGATCTGCTAATTCTATTAATCTTTTACTTCCTTCAAACATATAACTCTTATAATTAGTTAATAAGGAATAACAGTAACAATCAATATCTAAAATATCAACTACATCTGAAATTTGTTCTATTTGTAAAGTTGATAAGAAGTTAACTTCATCGAAAATTACTGCTTTTATTTGTCTGTTTTCATGGATCACCTCATTATGTATTATATTAAATATATTATCATCCTTCTCTATCCATTTAGCTTTTATTTTATTCCCATTTCTCGAAGAGATAAAACATTCATTATTCCCTTCTCTGGTATCCACTCTTGATTTTAAAGCCATTACGTCCATATTATTTAATTTATATGAATTGTATTCTCTTATTAAGTCCTCAGATTTCCCAACTCCCATACAAGCAAAAATCCCGTACATTTTTTTGGACATTCTATATCTCTCTCCTTTATTGTGTATATTTATATCATTTTATTCTTTTGTTTCTATAATAGATTCTTCTATCTCTTTAAACCAAGTATATCCAATCTTTTCATTACAAATAGTTTTGAAATCCATAATTTCACCATCATACTTTTGTCTCTTGCATATTTCAATTTTATTACACTGTTCTTTTGTAGCTTCGCATTTACAAATTCCTGCCATAATTTATTTAACCTCCTTTATATCATTGCCATATACTTTTTCTGATACGATATTATTTAATAATTTTAATACAAGTTGATATGTTGTTTCATTTTTACAATTATCATCTAAGGATTCTAGTGACTTTTGAAGCGATAATGCAGTATCTGCAATTCCTTGATTGTAACTTTCTTTAAGTTCTTTATTCATAATATTTAACATTTGATTATTAAATCCCTCTTTATTCATAATTAACTATCTCCTTTTTATTTAATTTTGTATTATTACACTAGTGAATAAAACTCATATTTTATAGCCTTATTTGGAAATCTAAGCCACTAATAGCCCCATTCTTGAATACTGTTTTATGTAAATAAGGTCATTTTTGATTAAATTCATTTGTATTGATTTTAAATGATATTTTGAAACTTATTGAGATTTTTCAGTAATTAAGCTGTTTTTAAAGCAACTAGAGTGAAGTATTTATTAAATATTTTGTTTTATCATATTAATTATATTTTTAACAATAGGAATTACAGAATCTATTCTATTTCCACTATGATAGTCTATATCAAATTCATGCTCATCTCTGCATAACCAAGTTCTATCTATTATAGCCATTTTATATTTTTTTAATAATTGATCTGTATTACAATTTTTAAATTCATTTATTTCTTCTTCTGATAAAATACTAAAAAAGTCTTTTGCTATAATATCTTCTTTATATTTTAACATTTTTTCTGTTGGATTACTATTCATATAGACTATACATTCACCCTTTAATATATCTCCATCATTTAATGTAATATTTTTATTTTTTATTTCAGATATTATAACATTATCATAATCATATTCTTTATTGTCTACAACAGTTTTTATACTTACTAAATCACCCATAGCATAAATAGATTCTATTTTATTTTTATTTATACCTTTTCCAATAACCTCATATTCATATATTTTACTGTCTTTAATATCAAAAGATAACATATAATTGCCAACTTGTTTATTGTTTTCATCTAGGGAATATTGGATAAAATCACATACGCACTTATATAATTCTTCTATATCTTCTCTATTAACATATGGAGTTCTAATACCTGAACTATTTAAATCCCCTTGCGTATTAAAAGTAGTCCCACAATAGACAATGTATCTGTCATCTTCTCCTTCTGAATTTACAGTTTTAGTTATTTCATAAAAATCATCACATGCAAACCCTTCAGTTGACATCACTTTTGAATGTCTTATATTCCCACTACTATATTCAAGCTTTTGACTATTAAAAATAGTATTATCTTCTAACTGATATTTAAGTATCTCTTTTAATTGTCGTATAGCAGGAAAGTCATAAGCACTTCTTTCACTAACTAGTTTTAGTTTTACTGTTGGTTCATCCTCGCCATCTTTATTACTGTATACTTCAATCTTTTTATATATCTTTACTGTGTAATAATAATACATTATATCTTCTTCTTTTAATTTTGTATACTCTTCAAAACCTTGTATTGATGGGCTTAAAAATTCTAAAACCATAAAATTACTTTCCCATCTAAATTTGTTGTTTACCTTTAAAAACTTAAAACCTTTCATAATTAACATTCTCCTTTTATATTTATTTTAATTCCATTCTGTATTAACCCATGCATACCACACACAACCTTCGGAATAAACAGTTTCATATTTTTGTGTATATGTAGCTTTTTCAAACCATCTGACTTCTCCATTTATGCTTTTAGGAAATAATAAAAATCTCTTTTTAATTCTAGCATCTCCTATACATAATTCTTTTTTAGCTTCCCATTTCATTTATACATTCATCTCCTTTCCATTATTATATTTGTTAATCTGATATTTCTTCTGCCAACAACATTACTAAAAATAATCCCCATAAACATCCCGTGCTATGCAATAAAATAGCTACTAACCCCACCATTACGCATCCTATAATTGCTACAATTGCTTTATTGCTAATTTTCATTATAAATCCATCTCCTTTCTATTAATTCTATATTTATATTTTATATCATTTTATCTTTAATGTCAACTAATATATTAGAAAATCTATGGAGAATTAAATCTCCCCATAGAAAACTAAAGAAATATTGTTGTTTTGAAATTCAAGCAATTGGAATAAATTTCTTAATATTCACATTTATATTTTCCATTTCTCTTAATTCTTTTTTAGTGGAGTTATCTTTCAAATCTTTAATCATATCTTCAATATCTAATACATCTTTACGTTCACCTATTCCAAGTTTTAACATATTCTTTCTTGAGATTAACTTTTGTTTCAATTGAAGATATTTAATTATGTTAGGAGAACTGCTTGTTTTAAACTCTACATTTGATTTCTCTTTTTTAACTTTGACTACCTTAGCTTTTGTTATATTGACTTTTGGAATGATCTCCTTTTCTGTTAGTTTCTTAGCCTTTTCCACTTCATAATCAAAAGTAGGTCTATCAATCTCACAACCTTTATTCCCATATATAATTTCAAATAATCTCTTAACATTGGCATAGTTTGTTGTGCTATGACCAAATAATTTATTAACATTTTGATAATCACTTACAGTTACACGTTTATATCTATCCTTAATTATTTTTAACAAGTGTAGTTTACCACTCATATTTACGTCATTAATTGAGGTATTTTTTATTCCTGCTAATTCTAAAACTTTACGACATCTACTTGCAATGCTTTGAGCCGTTATAATTCCGTCATTATTATTGTTTACGTTTGAAGGTCTAATTATATGTTTTGAACTATTTATTGCACAAGTATCTCGATCTCCATAACCCTTTTCACCAGTTCTGTTATAGGTAGTTTGGTAATAAGACATTATCGCAATTTCGATTACTTTCTTTGGTAAGACTATATTTCTGTTTTCTACAGTTATTGTTGATTTATCTATATTTATATCCTTAATTTTAAGATTTACCATATCTATACATTTATCATTCTTAATAAAATAAAATGGCAACAATAAACATATTGAATCTTGAGCATTTAATGAATAATTATCAATGATATCCCATAATTGTTTTTCAGATAAATATTTATTCTTCAATTCACTAAAATCTAATAATGGAAATACATCTTCTTCATAATCTATATTAGCAAAAGGAATATTATATTCTTTATTAAATTTCTTCCCTCCAGTCCAACTAGAATATACTTTACAAACGTTAAATAAAGTTTTCATAGAAGGAGGGCTTGTAATTTTCATATCTGAAAACATTCCTATAATTTGTTGTTTATTAAAATTACATAAATCTAAATCTAACTTTTGTTCATATTTACCTACTCTAACCAAAATGACGGCATAAGATTCTTTGCTACTATCTTCATATAAATATTCTTCAAGGAATAGTTCTTTAAATTTTCTATTATATAATTTTTCTAATATTATTGAACTAACATTCATATTACATTTCCTTTCTTATAACTGTATCAATATAAGTTAAATGGAGAAAGCCAATCTCCATTTATTACTTCTTAATATAGAATGGTTTAACACGTTTATCATTAATATATAAATTCCCAGTAAAGTATCCCACTAATAATAAAAAAGGTATTAACGCCAATACTATGACTATTAAACTAAATCCAAATGCTAACGCAAAGCCCATTATCATTAAACTTAGGACTGTAACTAATATTATAGCTACTAAACTGAAACCAAGTATCCCTATAACTGCCCAAATTATTAAGCTTAATACTAACATTACTATTGTTGTGATTAACATTTTATCACCTCTGTTAAATATTATACCAAATATCAAAGGAACGAGTCAATAATATATGATATTTTACTGATTTAGAGTTGTGGAGGAATCTATTTAATATACTTCTATAAATTTTCTATAAATATATTAGAAGGTAATAAATATCGATAATCTAATATATTTATTATGTATTTTATATTATTGTCTAATGTTATGTTTGTATGTAGGTCTTGATTTCATTAAATTATATACCTTTTCACCTTTATGTTTTTTCAGGTGACAAATATGGCATAAAGTAATTAAATTATCTGGACTATTAGTTCCATCTTTCGATAATTCAATCCTGTGATGTACTTCAACATCATAATCGCTTCCACACTCAACACATTTGTAATTATCTCTTTTAAGTATTTCTTCTCTAATCTTTTTAAATTCTTTTATTTTTAATGCTCGTAACGTAGGCTTACGCTTTGGCTTCTTTTTTGGTTCGACCTTCTCTATTTTAATAACTTTTTCAACCCATTCTTTCTTATGAACATCAAAATCCTTATTTTCATATTCCTTTGGATAATGTTCTTTTGAATATTTTATGTAAAATTCCCAACTTTCTTTAATATTTTTAGATATCATTAAACTCTCCTTTGCATAGTATATTTTATATTATTTTATTATGTATAACTAGGAAGAAAATCTCCCTAGTTTAAAATTATTTAATCATTTCGTTGAATTGACTCTCGTTTATGACGGGTATATTCAGATCCTTAGCTTTCTTATTTTTCCCAGTACCACTTTCTGTATCGTCAGTGATAAGATAATTAGTAGTTTTACTTACGCTACCACTACACTTGCCTCCAAGTTCCTCTATAACACTTTGCAATTCTCCCCTATTCTTATATAATTCAACCTTCCCTGTTATTACAAATATTTTACCTTCTAATGATACATTTGAATTAGTTACCACTTTGACTTCCTCCTTAAAATTTATATATTTTAGCAATTCATCAAGTAAAATTTCATTCTTATTATTTTTTAACCAACTTATAATACTATCTGCTGAAGTATCTCCTATATCGTCTATTCCTATTAATTGTTCTCTAGTACAATTTCTAAAATTATCTATAGTTTTAAATGTCTTAGAAATATCCTTACTAGTTTTTTTACCACAATTTTCAATCCCAAGACCATAGATAAATGCTGAAAGGTCACATAATTTAGAATCATTAATATTTTTTATAAGATTCTCATATTTTTTAATTTTAAATTTAGGAAGATTAACAATCTGATCTTTTTTAGTTTCTAAAGAATATAAATCCAATACATTTTTAATAATTCCATATTCTAAGAACAAACTAGCTCCTTGCTCACTGAACCCGACAATATTTAAAGCCTCACGCTGACAGTAATGAGATACTGCTTTCACTAATTGTGCATTACAATTTAATGAATTAGGACAGAAATAGTGAACTCCATCTTTAATTAATTCACTTCCACATGATTTACAGTATGTTGGAGGTAAAATTTCCATTCCTTCCTCATCTGCATTTCCCATAATCTCAGGTATAACTTCATTAGAACGACGTATAAATACTCTTCCGCCAAGTTTGATATTCTTTCTAGCTATATCATCCATGTTATTCAATGTAGCATAGTTTACAGTAGCTCCTGCTAATTCTACTGGCTCAATTAGAGCACGAGGGGTAATCTTACCTGTCCTTCCTGTATTAAATTCAACGTCTAATAGAGTAGTTGTAGCCTCCATTGATTCATATTTATAAGCATTAGAATATCGAGGGAATTTTACTGTATAACCCATCATTCCTCTAGTTTTAATATCGTCCACTGCAACAACGCTTCCATCAATGTCATACTCTAAATTAGATTTTTGAGACTCGATGTTATCAATCTCATTAGATATTTCTTCAAAAGTATCACATAGTACATATTCTGCCGTAGGTAATCCACAATTTTTAATAAAATCTAATTGTTGTGAATATGTTTTAAATTCTTTTCCTTCTATATAATTAATATTATAAAAGAATACAGATAATTTTCTCTTAGCACACTCTTTAATATCTAATTGTCTTAATGCTCCAGACGCTCCATTTCTTAAATTCTTTAATTGTTTTTCTGCTGATTTATTATAATCATTGAAACTTCTTTTCGTCATTAGAGCTTCACCATGAGCATGTATAACATAATTACAATTTATCTTATGTGGTAGATTAATAATTGTTTTAGATTGAAGTGTTAAATCTTCTCCAATCTCACCTGTACCACGGCTTGAGGAATGTTGTAATATACCTTTATTATCATATTCAGAACATAAACTTAATCCATCAAACTTTTTGCTGACGACAAATTTAGGTTTAGGAAGGTTATGCTGAATACAAAAGTTAATAGCATAGTTATAAAAACTTTTCATTTCTTCTTTTGATTGGGATTTATCAAGTGACCATAATTTATTCTTATGTGGAACTTTTTTTAATTTAGCTAGCGTAACATCGCCAACCCTTTGTGTAGGTGAATTTTCTTCTGTATATCCAGTTTCTTTTTCTAGTTTTTCTAATTCGGTATAAAGCACATCATATTCTCTGTCACTGATAGTTGGATTATCTAAAACATAATAATTATGACTATTTTTAATTAATACCTCTGTAAGTTCTTTTATTCTCTCAATTTGTATGTTATTTTCCATTTTATATCTCCTCTTATTTTAGTATTTGATTTATGTTGATTACTCAATGCTTCATTGCTTAATATTTTATCATAGCTATTCTCGTATTAATATGTTTATATTATCTCCTTTAGTTTATAAATTTATTTTATCTTTTAATCATTCTCAGTCCCCTAGCTAAATTCCCACATTATATATTTAATTTCTTGTCCTTCCCAATGTATCTTATCCATTAATTCTTCAAATGTAAATACTTCGTCATATTCATTCTGTATTTCATATTTTTCTTTAATTCCATCCATATTATAATAATCTATGAAGTCATCCTTGGTAGTATAATTATCACATATCTGCCATGTCAATGTTTGAGCGTTAGTTTTACAAATGTGAATTACTTCAGGTTCAAATATTCCATAACATAAATTATTGTGTGTTATTGAAATTTTACTATCTATTCCTTCTTCAATATCTAGATCATATTTAGTGTTAAATTCTAAAAGTTTATTTTTAAGTATTTCTAATTCTACTACAATCAATTTATTTAGCTCTTTTTTAATATCTAGTTCTTTTCTATTTACAAGATAATAATTTGTACTCATTACACATCAATCTCCTTTATATTAATTTCGTTATTAATGCTAGTCTCATCTTTATCAAAGTCATTACATTTATATCCATCAGTTGATTTAACTACTCTCTTGGTTATGAAACATATGCCCACTCCTGCAATTTGTGGTTTATCATTCTTATCTTTCAAATTTAATATATCCTTTAGCTCGTCTTGATAATATGAACAATATTGACATATCCAAAACTTATTACGTTTCTTAAATTTAATACCAAACATTATGTATTCCTCCCTTCGTTATTATTTATTATTTTATATCATTATAGGTTTATAATTTAATCAAATTTGCTATTTAGTTCATCTTGTCTTAATTTACTTTGTATGTATAGTTTATAATCCTCAAAATCGTTATCTTCTATATCTTTTATAGGAGTTTCTCTAACTTTATAATAATCACAATAATAACATTCATCAGATATATTAGGACTAGTCGTTTGTCCTATATTACCACATGCTCCAAATGGACACCAACATCCTTTTGAATCATCACTATAGATTCTATTAACTGGATAGTGACAAGTAGGAAATTTTTCTTCATATGACTTAGCTTCTGAAGGTGAATACATTCTATATTCTTTATATTTTCCATCAGGAAGAATATTATTCTCCATATCAATCCAATCTTGTCTATCCATAGTAAAATCACCTGCACCATTCAATACATATTCTTGGTTTTCTAATATAAATGAGTTTATAAAATCGGTAATATCTTTTTCATATTTATAGTCCTCATAAAAATCACCCTCTTCTATCTCAGGTATTTCATCAAACCATTTGGCATATTCATCTTTGTAGCAACTAGAACATAATTGAATTTCAAGACTCTCATTATCAAAGCTACTTCCATATCCTCTACTGTGATTGCTAAATCCTAGCTTATGTATTATTTCCTCTTTAGGTTGCAATGTATCACAACAATAACATAATCTCTCATTATTTAAATGTTTATAATCCCTATCATTATAGTGTTTATATTCTTCTGTGGTGTCTTGAAGTTTAAACATCATTGATTTCGCTATGTGTTCTTCATTTATTGTAGATCCATTTTTAATTGTCATTTTCCTTAATTTTGAAATTTGTTTTATTTTACTCATTTAATATTATCTCCTTTTATTATGTATTATTTTTGTATTATTATACTTTTAATAAATTAATAAAGACATAGAATTATTTAGCAATTACTTACCAAACTTTCCTATGTCTTTATTCTATCACCAATCATTCCCAATGTCAAACATTTTATATCATTATATTTATATTATTTTCATGGACTAGATAAAGAATAATAAATACATTACATATCCTATAAATATACAGTCTATAAGTGAATAGAATTTATGTAATAGCTTCGTTTTACCACATTTTAGCTTGTCATCTTCTATTCGTTGTAATACTTCTTGAACACTATATTTTTTCATGTTCGTTATGTAATCACTTGTTTTACTTAGCTTAACCTTTAATAATAAAAGCAATTTAAAAGCTAAATATGCTACTGGTATTATTTTATAAGATATATAACCGAGTGATAATATTATATAAATGATTTGTATAGTTTGAAATATAAGTGTGCCAATTCCTAAAAATATTCCTAACGAGCAAACTGTTGTAAATTCCTTACTGGATATATCAGTTGAATTCTTCTTAGTTACTAATTTTTGCATATCATTTAACACACTTAAAGTCATTTCTTTAGATAAACTTTGTTTACTAAATAGATTTTTAAGAAAATACATGAACAGTAATATTGTTACTAATTTAAACATTTGATACACTCCTCTTATTTTATTATTACTTTTATATTAAGTTTATTTCTTATTGAAGAATTTGAAATGCGTTTCTAAGAATTGTAATGTAATTGCGTATCCAACAACTATAACCATTAAAATAATAAATCCGAGGGCAACTATACCAATTACACCTAGTATTACTTTAATAAATCCTAATTGTAAAAGCATAACTACACCAATAACTATAAAAGCACAAATAATCATTAATAAATATCCTAAAGCTATAATAATTGGTATGATACATAGTCCTCCTATTATTGCTAATGTATTTTTTAAGTATTTCATTATTTATTTCACCTCTTTTTCATATAACTTTTTATATTTATTTCTCTCAGATTTATATCTACTTACACTTCTATTAAGTTTTGCTACTTTGCTTTCATCTCCACTGTTATATTGCTTTTGAAATTCTCTGCATAATGAACGGATCATAGAATCTTTTAATATATCACTACTTATAGTTAGTTCTCTCTTTTTGGCTCTAACTATAAGTTTACCACCAATATAAACTCCAATTCCATTTGGTATTTCATCCTTAACTTGTTCATATAATTCTTTAGTTAAGCAAAAATAGTTATAATTACCATAGAAAGTATTTTTACATTTACTATGAAAATCTGATTTAGATATCTTAATTTCAAAAAATCTCCACTCATTTTTACTTGGAGTATATATTACATAATCGCACCTCTCTCGGATTTTAGATTTTACATTAAAGCCTATTGTCATTTCGAATATTGAAAATGTGCCATTCTTTTGAGTAGCATTCCATATATCTCGTTCAAGTTGTAATGTTAATTCTGTTTTCAATTATTTATTACCTACTTTATTATGTATTATTTTATTATCTATTTAATTCTTGTAATTCTTTAATCATATCATCGACTTCATCATATAAATTATCTTGTTCTTCCTCTAATCTATCAACTTTTTGTAATAAATTATCAATCTCTGTATCATATACTTGAAGATTATTTTTATTTATAATAAAGCTATATAAAAGTTGTTTATTCTCATTATAAGCATTTAATATTTCTTCATTTGATAATATAGTTAGATCAATAATATTCTCTTTATCTGTTGAATGACTTGTTAAAAGAGCAGTTTGATTTTCATTTATTACAACACAATAATCATCATTATCAAAAATCTCAATTGGATATATAATTTTAGGTTTATTTATTTGTTTAATTAAGTAATATACTTCATTACATTTCTTAACACCAAATAATTTAGTCAAAACATACTTTTTCATTATGTCATCATTAGTTTTATTAAATACATTAATTAGTTCACTCATGATATTACCAAATGGCTTATATTCTCCGTTGTTATATCTAGTTGATATTCCTATATTAGTCAATACCTTATCACAATCTATAATTCTATTTATATCATTCATTATTATCTCTCCTTTAATATATGTATTACTATAGTTTCTTAATTTCATAAGGATTACTATCTATATTCCATCCATTATCGTTCATATAAGCACCTTTAACACAAATACTTATAATAGTTTTATTAGAATTAAGCAAATATCCACCTTTTGTCAAATCAAATACTTTTATAATATCATCTTTCTTAACTTTTTCTATTTCAATCTTATTCCATTTATCATTTGTAAGTTTATATATTTGAAAATTCATTAAGTCTCCTTCTTATTTATTACTACTTCCTAACTGACCAATTCCTCTTTTGGATTGTATTCTTTTAATTTCAGTTTTAGTCAACTCTATAATTTTTGTTTTAGGAACTGGTAGTAGTAGTGCTTGAGAAATTGCTTTCGTGTATGGATAAATAGTCACAACTCCTTCAGCATAATGACTTTGTGTAGCTTCAACATTCTTAGTTATGATAATGGCTTTATTTGAAGTATTGTTTATAGGCACAAACCATTCTCCTCTGAACCCCGAATCTATAATTCCGCAACGTTGAGATAATCCTTTTGTTCCTGTAGATCCTCTTTCTTTTAATACCATTACAAAATCTTCATTAAATGCAGAGCATATTCCAGTTGGTATCATTTTAATTTCACCTGAAAGGATAGTTATTGATTCTTCCTCAAAACAAGCTCTAATATCATAACCTGCATTTTCTGAATCTTTACTTGGAATAATAGCTCCTTCTTTTACTTTAGCAAAATATATATTATTAATTGTATTCATAATTACATCTCTCCTTTTATTTTTATATTATTTTTATTAATCAGTTATTTCTACTATGTAAGAATTTAATGCATCGTACAATTTAGTTGGAATTCGGTCTTTGTATTCATCTGCCACTAATTTAATTGTTCTTTCTTTATATTCTTTATAAATATCAAATGCTTTTTCAGGTGTTTGATATACGCCCAAGTATATTTTATTTTTCCTACCATTACAACAAGACGCTCTATATCCACCTTCTGTTTTACGACCACTTACTTGACATACACCTATAGGATATTTCCTTCTTTTAGCATCTGTTTTAGTAAACATGCAATTTATATTACTAGGTACAAATATACAGTTCTCCTTGCTATATATTTTATTGCCTTTGTTTAAGATATCCTTATCCAAGTTCATTTTGTTATCTTTAATTTCATAATAATTATTGATATGCCATTCAGCAAAAGTTTGAAAGTTTAACCATTCATCACTTATAGAACAACCAATATATGTTGGACGACCTTCTTTCACCTTTAAATTATAACATCTTGCCATAATTCCAAGCCATGTAGAGTAAGCCTTGCTCTTCTTACCATCTATTACAGTTTCATATTTCCCTTGACCTAAGTAGCCTATACCAAAAGTTCTTGTTTCATATGGAGATTTTATACTACCTGTTTTAAAATCATTATATTTCACATTATATATAATACATTTACTTTTAGTAAACATAATATCCATATCTTTATTGGTTCTATATTGATATATTTTCATTTCACTTCCATAATTATTAAGTTTTATATCTCCCGTTCTATCAATTATGACACCTTTCATTACCTCATATATCCTCCTAATTTATATTATTATAGTAATGAGGGAGTTTCACCCTCAACTTTTTATTATCCTATCTTACTGCACATCCACCAGTACATTCTGCGTCTTCTACTGCTTCTGCTTCAAATTGTGATGTTTCATATTTATCAATTAAGTTTGAGTTAAAAGGTTTCATCTCCGACACCCTCTTATCATATTCTTCTTTGTCTATAGCTTCATAAGGTAGTAATTGGTAGTAATTATCATCAAGTGATAAGAATGAAACTGCTACAACGTCATCCCAATTATCAAATACCCACTTTTCAACCGATTCCCACTCGTTATTTCTAACATGAACAGTTATTGATTGATTCATTTCTACATAGGTTTTCATCAATGATTTATAATACTCTAATTGTTCTATAGCTCCAACATCATATTTAGTTTTTCCGTTTGGAGATTTAACAGGAAATTCTACAACCATTGTGTCACAATTTTCTAGTGTTTGACCTACTTCTGGTAACATTGGATAACCTAATTCTTTAATTACTTGGCATAAAGGATCTTGTGCTGATACTCTTATCCTTCTAATATAATAAGGTGAGTGTGACCAATGACAACCTGCTGATACTGTTGGTAATAATGCTAATGTGCCATTTGGCTTACCTGCTGTTACTAATAAGCTTTCGTTCATATTATTTTCTTTAGCTATTTCTTTCATTGAATTTCTAGCACAGTCTTTTAATTCTTCCATTAATTTAAAGTAATCATTATCTGTCATTTTAGTAGCATTTCTAAAATCTTGTTGTCCAGTTAAATCACAACCCAATAATCTATCTCTATGTTGAGCAATTTCCCATTCATACATTTCAATAGCTACTGCTGTCATTCTATATCCAATTCTAGCTGATAATCTTTGCGCTTTAAATAACAATTCTTTATTAAACGTACCATCTTCATTAACAAACGACATCATATTTACAACTGTCAAATTACATGATTGTCTGTCGTCAAGTATGATCTCAAAACAAGGGTTGAAGATCTTTCCATTTGGATTTCTCTTTAATGCTTGTTCCATATTCGCAAATGCAGGTTCTCCACTATATCGCATTTGCTCAATCTGCCAATGCCATCTTTCTGCTGATGGTTTTTCATAATATAATATTGAATTATTACTCATTTTTCTATGTTCAATATTTTTATCAATACTCCATTTACCATCTATTTCTGCATATAAATTATTTTTAGCTTTAGTTATTTCATCGTCTTTAGCATCGAATAGACATGCTTCAGCACTCCTTCTTACTCCACCAACAACTACATTTTCTGCTATTGTATTAGCAATATCCATACAATCTATAGGTTTAAGTCTCTTATTCCCCTCATTTATGCTCTTATTTATTACACTATATATTTTCTCTAACATATTTTGTAATGATGTATGCCCTGAAGAGAATCCACCAAATGTTTTTAATCTTTCTCCCATAGGTCTTACATGATTATAATTAAATACTATTGTATCTATATATTTGTAATCATTATTACTAATAAAATCTAGTAAATAATCTAATGCTCTAATCCATCCTATCTTACTATCTCCTACCATAATCTCTACTTTATTCTTTCTGAATTTTAAAGACGTATATTCATTTCTACTTCTTTTAGCTACTGGCTTGTATTCTCTATGTATTATTTCAATATTATTTCTAACTTTTGGAAGTTTCTCAACATCCTCAAATAATACTCTAAACCCTACTCCTGCTCCAACTAATAATGCATGGAACAACTCTCCAAATTTCTTAAAGTTATCTATAACTACTCCACTGCAATTGTAATTTGCGAGAGGAAAATCTTCTGCTGATTTAGTTCCTGCTATCCATAAACTCCTACCACTTGGGAATTGTCTTAGATTAAACATATTATCAAATAATTGTTCAGCTTCTTCTTTACTAGTAGGCAATAAACTACAATTATATTCTACTACTCTTTGTATTGTATCTAACCAACATTCTCTTCTATTTAATTCAGGTATCCATCTTGAGTAAGTTCTGTAATATGTAAATTCGCCTAATGGAGTAAATGGTGGCTTAATGTGTTTATATTTACTTATAAATTCTTCTGATAGTAACGTATCCTTTTTACCTAATAATAATTTCTTCTTTCGTTCTTCATTTTTCTTATTTCTAAAATCAGAATATCGTTTAGAAACTTCTTTTTTATTATTAACAGTAAGTTTATTCTCAATTAAATCTTGAATACCTTCAACATTACTTTTATTATCAATTTCATCTCTTATTTCTTCAGCTATTTTTGTTGATAGAGTATTATCTACATCTTCAACCTCGAACATTGCATTATTTATTGCGTTTACTATTCTATCTTTATCAAATAAGACCTCTTTACCATTCCTCTTAGTTATTTTTAACAAGATACTATCTCTAAAATTCTTATCAGTCATCATTATATTATCTTTAATAACAAGTGGAAATGACATCACTCTGCTTATTCTAGCTCTCTTCTTTATTGCTAATTGTTCTTCTTTTGGCAGACTCTCTATTTTAACATATGTAAATTCTACACCTTCATTTTCTAAATATGTTTTTAATCCTGCACAATTACTACAATTCTCTTTTCCTATTACTTTTATCATTAATTAATCTCCTTTAAATTATGTATTATTTTATGTTGTTGTTATTTTTAATATATTCAATAAACATTCTCAAATTATGAGTAATGTCACTTTCTTCTAAATCATGTTTCTCAATAAATTTATCTAAAAATTTATCTAAATATTCATTTCTATTTTTATCATAAGTTTCATTAATCTCCTTTTGGAAATTTCTTAACTTTAGTGTGTCGAGCTGAACTTTTTCATTCTCCTCAAATCTCCTTAACAACTCCATAATTTACACATCCTTTATATTATTTAGTTAATTCACAATAGATCCTCTTATTTTTACTTTACCCATTCTCATAACTCTATTACTATAATCATCATCGGACTCCCCGTTCTCTCGTGAGACATATATATCTAACCTATTAGAAGAATCAAAGTTATCTCCTCCTGAGTCAAGCACCTCCATATTTCCATATCCTTCAAGATTTATCTTACTTCCATATGGAATGACATTACTTGCTACGCATCCATCATATAGTCTAACCCCCTGAGATCCAATATCTCCCTCACTCGAATTTTCCTCTACAAGCCCTGAATAAAATGTACATGTGAACGTAGTATCATAATCACCTCCTCGACTTTTACTTACATTATCACTCACTTCCTTTTCTTCATTAGCAATTTTAGTTTCTCTGATTTTCTGTTTAGCAAGTAATTCCTTTTTTAATTCTTGTTGTCTAAGCTTCTCTTTTTTAGCAATTTGTTTCTTTAACAATTTAGTTTTTTCATTATTTACAATTCTCATAAAATTACTATATCCATCTTTCTTAATAACTTTAACAACTTTAGTTTTACCCTTTTCAACTTTAAATTTATCACCATTAAATTCATTATCCTTATGAAATATTTGTGTAACTCCTGTAATTACGGTATATAAGCTACAAATAATTAATAGTTTGACAATCACCTCTTTATTTTTATTCATATAACCACTCCTTTTCATTTTAAATTATCATAAGTTTTATATCATTTTAGTTATATGTATTATAACAAGAATATAGAAATCAAGAATACTAACACACATGTAATTAATATTGTTGAACTTGCTAACATTGCTCTTCTACTCTTTCTAATCATTGTAATCACCTCCTTACATTAATTTTAAGCTTGACAATCATTTGGACATCTTGTAGTACCTATTGGTTGAGATTGATACTCCTCAGCCCCTTCTGACACAATAAATTCTTTCTCAAGTCCACAAATCTCACATAAATCATATGTATTACACATTTCGTCTCGTTTCTTCTCTAAATTTCTAATAAAGCTTTGTGGATCATTCTGTAGACATTCTAATATATCATTTATATCTAAAACTGTGTAGGTCATATCACCATTATTAGTTTCCTTTGAGTTATCAATTATTCTTTCTAAAACTTCATCCTCGCTTATATCAATTAATCCAACTCTCTTCAATTCCATTTCAAACATTATTATAGTCTCCCTTTATTATGTATTATTTATATTATTATAGTTTTAATATTTTGATAAGATTTCTTTTTAGTTCTATTATTTTTAAAATACGTAGGCATTAACCTAATTCACCATTTTCGATTCTTTCTACATCTTTTCTCATTTTAGTAACATCTTCTTTTGAAACAGTAAGCCTACACCAACCGTCTTTTTCTATTTCAGATAATATAGAATTAGTTAGACTTATAAAAAATTGCTTATAGGCTTTATTTTGTGTTTTATATTTTTCTAGTTCTTCCATGTTTTCTCCTTTCATATGTCGTATTACTCAATCTTAATATTAACTTATTCGATGTTTATATTATTCTAACTTATAATTAAAACAAGAATTTTATTAACTTTTAAGCAAATACGTTCAGCTTATAGACACGTTGGAGAACTCATTTTTGTTCCCTCTTTTTAATATGTATTTTAATTTCTTGAATATCCTTTATTTCATCATATTCAATAAAAGTTTCTTCGTCATCCTCATCAATAATGCTAAACCCAGTATGTTGTATTTCTTTTATCATTATTGCCATACAAGATCCATCTTTAAGCCATAAGGTAGCATACTCATCATTTTTAAATTCTAAATAATCACCTTTATTATTATCAATTTCTAATACTTTACTAATGTTAAAATCCATTTTATATTACTTCCTTTCTTTTCTTATTTGGTATATCTTTATTATAGTCTCAATCATTCCTAAAGTCAACAACTATTTTATATCTTTTTATCTTTATTATATTAATTTATCATTAAGCGTAATATCTCTAACAATAAATCCACTATCTCTTAAAGCTTCTCTTATTCTCATAAATTGAGTTTGAAACCAACTAGTATAATTTGTTTCATCTGATCTTCTATCAGTCCAATACCTAAATTCATGTATTTCTAGTGGCTCTCCTTTTGATAAAGCTAATTTAATTATGTATACAGTGGTTTTCCCATTCCTCCTGCCATTATATATAGCGTCATTATTAATTAAATCTTCAATTTGTGTTTTATATAATTTTATGCCAAGAGACTTCTCTATTTCTGTAATTAGTTCTAAAGTAAATTTCATATTAATCCTCCTTACCTAACTTTTCTATATTTTCAACATCAACAAACATAATATTTATACTATCGCAGTCTCTTTCAATAAATAAGCTTGATGAATCTGATTCTTCAAATTCTCCTATTAATATTTCTCCATTATGTAAAAATACTTTTATTCTATCGTCAACTTCTATAATTTTAATATCTTCATAATTATTCCCATAGCTTAAAGTACAAATTGTTTCTAAGTTCATTTTTAATCCTCCTCTATATTATTGTGTAACCATATATAAAGCGATTACTGTTCCTATTGCTAATATTATATATTGAATTATAGCTTTATTTTTGATTCTCTTCTTCTGTTTAACAATATTTCTCATATGATCTTCTGCTAACCCCATAATTATATTTTCTCCTTATATTCATACTTTTTAAAATTAAAAACTTCCTCAACATAAACTTTTGTAAATATAAATTGAAGTGGTTGGACAATTAATAAACAGAAAATATAATCCAATATATAACTTAATTTATTCATCATCTACAACTCCTTTATATTATATATTATTTATTTAATAAGTATTTTTAATTTTCCTATTTCTTCTGATAATGGTAATATTACATCTTTCATTGCTTCAACTCTTTGATCATTACCATGTTGAGCTTCACTAATTTCTATAACTCTTGTAACAAGAATTGATTGGATTTTAAGAAGATTTTGAATCTCATTTTTAATTTCTATATGTTCGGTAATCATTTTCTGCATTTCCTCTGTTGAGATTTGGCTTGATTCTTTATTTGTATTTGTTTCCATATGTATTGTCTCCTTTTTTTTATTATATCTTTTTATCCTATTATTTTTAATATTTTTGCAATAGCTCGGTCTTCTCTAATTTTTACATCTTTTAATATACTTCTATATTTAGATAATTTGTTATATTCTTGAACTCTTTTGTATGTGCGTGTGTTATATTTCATCATGCTCGACTCTCCCTTTTCTTATATTTTCGTAAATACTTACTTTTATGAGTTTCTGATATTTATCGTTTTTAAAACACGAGGCATGATTTTGGAGGTTATTTACCCTCAACGTCCCACTAGGTATAGCAACGTTTGTAGCCATTTTTATGCTAATAGTTTGAGGTTCGTTTTCTACATTTTTAATCATTGAGGGTATTTGACCTTAATTTTGAGGGCATAGAACTGTACATTGAGAGTTACAAGCCCCATTAATATCGCCCTCCTTACCCTTTATATACCTTATAATTACTCTTATATACACAACAATTACACCGTTATCTTAAATAAACTACAATTAAACATATAAGTGCCACTTGGCAACTAAAAATTTTCATTCTTTTCTTTCAACTTTTTACCTAGTTCAATTTTCTGTTCAGGACTTGTAGCATCTACATTCTTATAATCTTGTATTAATTTCTTATCATTTTTATTATATGTAGTAGTATCTTTATTTTTTATTATTTTATCCATTTCACTCATTTGAATACCATAATTCCATCTTATATAATCTTTTGCTAAGATAGATTTGTTTAATCCACTTTTAGCAGTTACTTCAAATCCTTTAGACTTTATTGATTTTAATACTTTATCTCGTAATTCTTGTTTCTTTATATTATTATCATTATACACATCTGGCAAAATATAGTAATTATAATACATATATTCTGTTCTTTGTAAAAGTCCAACCCTATATAAATAATTAGAATTAATAGTATAATATTCTCCAGTTTCCTTATTAACTAATTTAGTTATTCCTTCTCCATTAAGTTCATAAGAAATAAGTTTTTCCTTTGCAAGAGTTATTATATATTTCTTAACAGTTTTTCTAGTAGATTTAAAATAACCTGCTATTTGATCTAAATTAGGAAAAGCATATTCAGGGGTTGTATAAGAATGAAATACTTGACCATTATCATCGTATGTATCTACACCTAAATAATATCTAAATCTTAATATTAAAATAAGTAGTATTGATAATTCTATAGGATTTATTTTTGTTAAGATGTCTTTTACATAATCTATTGGGATAGCTTTATATCCTTCATTTATTTTTACTTTATTAACTTCAATTTGAGTCTTATATAATTCATTATTATCATACATAATAACTATCTGAAGCACGTCATTAACTCCTATTATCTTGCTTAAATTCTTATGCCCTTTTATACTTATTAAATCATTCTTGTGAAGTATTTGTAGCATATTGCTTATTCTTTCCTTAGTCATTTTAATATTAAAACTAACTAATCCAATAGTAGTTTCAATATATGTTCTGTTATGAGAATATGCTATTAGATAGAATAATAAATAAACTCCATCAGCTCCAATTAATTTCATATCATGTTGCACTAGTCTATTATGTATTTTTACAAATTGATTGTAATTCGTGCCATTTAATGTTAATGCACTTGTTTTTAAGTCTAAATCCTTACTTCTCTCCTTAAAATCATATATTCCTCTTATCTTTCTTAATTCTTCACTTTTATTAATACCATCACTTGTATACATTATTCTCGTCAATCCTTTCATCACGTTATATTATTTGCTCATGGAGTTATCTCCTTTAAGTCTTGTTGTAGTTTATCGTTGTTATCAAATAGAAATATTAAAAAATCTCTATTACGTCTATCCCTGTCTATTTTAATTATCTTATGACCTCTATCTAACAAAATATTTGCATCACTAAAATTTCTTATTACTTGAATTGCATTCATATATTTGTACCCCCTGTGTTATGTAATTTGATTTAGCTATTTCATAGTTTGATATTGTATTATTATATCTATATTAAAATCTTATAAGTGAAGTTTATAGAACAATCAAATGAATCATCTCCTTCTTAATGGTCAATGTTATTTTATTCTAAAGACTCATATAAATCATCAATGGACATTTCTAAATGTTGTATAGCATCTTCAATATAACCATTGTTACCAGTCATCTTTATATATGTTTCTAATTCACATTTTTGGTTAACTAATCCTAGTATTACCCTATTTATTGTATCAATATCCTTCTTATTCATTTATAGTCATCTCCTAGTATTTATTTGTATTTGAAATAGCTTATACCTTATAATACCACCTATTGATATTAATTGCAAGTGTTATTTTATATCTTTTTATGTTTATTTATTTCTTTCATTATATAGTTTAATTGCCATTTCATAAATAGGTCGTTCTTCATATATACTTAATCTGTTAGAAGTTGTTGCACACTCAAATAACCTATCCATGAATTTATTAGTTTGTAATAGTTCTTTTGCTAGATTAATTCTAATAGTATTTAATCCTTCATCTGCTTCTTGCCAAGTTCTAAATATATAATTTTCATAATGTCTTGGTACTATTTCTAAACCACCTTTACATATAACTGCTTCAGCAGGTTCAGGAAATATGTCTAACATTAATAATTCCGTCTGTACAATTGATACTTGATATGAACCTAATCCATCTGAGGTTATTCCATATACTTTATCGCCTATTTTTAAATCTTCTAATTTTATCATTTAATTGCTCCTTTTACTCATTTATACTTCATCTGTTTCATATAAAATATAATCATCATCTATATAATCAAAATAACCACAATTCTCAATATTAAATAGTTTTTCACCATTTTCTTCTATGACTTCGACTATTTCTCCGTTCTTATGTCTGAATTTTATTCCTACTTTATAATCACTTGGATTCATATTATCGCCTCTTTCATTACCCACAACTTTTCATTATTTTTATCTCTGCCTAGATCTTGTTGATATTCAAAGCATGTACTTTCTAAATCTTTCATTCCCTGACAGTTTTCATAACTTGATAAGTAATAGTGACAATTGAAGCAACATTCTTTTATTATAAACACATTTACATCTCCTTATTTTTATATTATTTTACCTAATTTACTAACATGAATATCAGCTCCAGTAATTACATGTGAATTTGATTTTTATAGTTTTATTGCAGAATATTTTTTGGAATGAGGCAATAATTATTCATTTAATATTCTTATGGCTTCTTCTATATTGTTCGTGGAAATCCCTATGTCTATTGGATTAATAGATATTCCTTCATAAAATCCTATATGTCCAGTTTTCTCTAATTCTTTAATTTCCTCATTTGATACGTTTTTGATATTTAATTCATTCATAATATTCCTCCTTATGTAGAGCTACCACATTATCGACTATTGGTTGTCAACTGTTTATTATTTGTCTTCACTGAATATTCTATTATCATCTGCAATAAGTGTTATTTGGCTCTCTTGATTCTTAAACCAAATATTCGTCCATCCAATTCCATCATTATATATTAAACACTTACCATAATCTTCTTTAGGTATTCCTTTTAATACATCATTTAATGTCATTTTACTGATTACCTCCTTTCTATTCTATATTATTTAATAATCTTAAAATATTCGTCTAAATGTTCTTTAGACAATTCAATCCATCCATATTCATTGTTTTCAAGCCTTACCTCTCCTCCAATAAATCTATAATTCTTGTTAATAGGTATGTTCCAAATTGAATTTTCCTTAATGTTTATATCTTCTCCCTCGATACTAAATCCATTATCATCATACTTTTCTATTGAAAATCCTCTAATACATTTATACATTTTAATATCACTTCCTTTCCTTATTCTCATTAAATTCATATCTCAAACTATATAAAACACTTCTCATTTCTTTTCTAATATATACGTATTTATAATCATCAATATCTTTATCAATTAAATATAATTCTTCAACGTAACAACTTAATATTGCTAAGATTTTTACTGCAATAAATTCATCACAAGCCTTTTCTTCATTCCCATTATATTGTTTTAATTCATTCTGAAATCTTAACACTACTATTTTCTTAATAATGTCCAACGCTACAACCATGTTTTGATTTAGATTTTCTTTATTGTCCTCACATTTACATTCGTTAAGAAAGTTTAAAAATAAATCTTTGTAATTAATCATTAATAATCACTCTCTTCTCTTTTAATATTGTTACATGCTTTATTTAATGCATATTTTAATTTAAAATCCTTGTTAATATCATCCTCAGTTAAGTTTAATGAATTCAAAGCATCTTTTACATCATAAGTACAATCATATTCATGATTAATTAACTCATTATGAAACATATCGTAAACATATCCTTGACCATTTTTATCATTCTCAATATTCTCCTTTAATTCTTTGGCATGTCTTTCACCCATTTTATTTACTGCTATTAAGTCTGTTTTCTTTACAAATCCTCCACTACCAATAGATATAATTTTATTAATATCTTTAGGATCTAACCCCAATTTAATCATACCCTCATTAAATTGTAAATCAGAAAATGCGAACATCATAGGAAAATTATTAACCTCTTTAGATTGTTTATTTATTAATTCTTTATATAAATCCTTTTTCATTACTAACATCTCCTTTTAATTATTATGTATAAGATAGGATTCCGTTTATTATCTAATATCATTATATGCTTTATATTTATAAATAGCAACACTTATTTTATATCTTTTTATTCTTTATTAAAAGTATATAAAAGTAATATTTTATTGACTTATTGAATTTTGAAACGTAGTAATAGCGTCGTTTATAAAAGCTGAATTGTTGAAAATCGTTAAATTTACTTAAATACTCATAGAATGCTTTAAAATTGATTTATAAAACTTTTTGAGATTTTTTTACACAGTTTTCGTTTAAATAGTCTCTATATCAATATTTTTATTTTCTTCCCATCCATATTCTTTCATTCTTACTTTGCAAATATCATTTATGTATTCTTCACTCATATCAATTCCTATGAATTCACGTTTATTTAAATATGCTTGCTTACAAACTGTTCCACTCCCACACATTGGATCTAAAACTATATCTCCTTCATTTGAATAACTCATTAACATATCTAATGCTAATTGTTCTGGAAATGTTGCAGGATGAGTAAATGCTATTTTATCTTTTGTAGATTTATTATTCCCTGTATCATACATCCATATATTAGACTTAATTTTTGTATCTTTTACTGTATCTATTTTAGCTCTCAAATAATCAAATGGTAATCCATCAGATTGTCTATCTTTTCTTGTAGTTAATGTTGTTGTGACTCCTGCTTTTTTACATGCTACTCTTATAGGATTAAATGTTTTTATTCTTCCTTTTGTCAAAACAAATATGTATTCAAAACTCTGTGAATATCTTAAAGGTGGATTTCCACATGTGCCAAAAGGATTATTTTTACCATAAATCATAGTGTCATGTAGATTAAATCCTATTTCCTTTGCATATAATGCTTGTTTAAAACTTGTTCCTGTTTCACTGCCTTTTGTAGTTTTATCTCCTACTACCCATACTACAACTCCGCCATCTTTAGTAATTCTGTATAACTCGGCGAGCATTGCTTTATACTCAAATACAAACCCATTATAACTTCTTAAATCATCGTATGGTGGACTTGTTATAGTTAAGTCTATAGTATTATCTGAAATATTATTATTCATCACTTGGACACTTTCACCAATATAAAACTTATTTGTTTCTATCATATATTCTCCTTTAATTTTATATTATTATTTAGATTGTTATGATACTGTATATTTTATATATATTCGTTCTCGTATATATTTCCTATAACTTCAAAATCATTCCCGTGGAGCATTCTAAATTTACTTCCTACATCATTATTCCATTCCACCATCCACGCAGAATGATAAAATATAACTTTTGCCTTAATTCCCTTTGAATCTATTACATTAAGAATATCACTCTCGCATATCTCTTTGCCTTTTCTATCTTTTAATCCTGTATATTACATTAATGACACTGAATTAAAACTGTTATTTGTATATACCTCATAAATATCATTTTTATAGGCTTCAATATCTTTATAAAATGTATATGAATCTTCACCAAAAGGTGTCAATATAGGTTTGAAAATTATTTCATTCTCATAATCCCACGCTCTAAATTTAATTATTCTCATAATAGACCTCCTTTTATTTTGTTATTGCTACATAATATTTTTGTATTGTAGATTAACTAATCAATACTTTCGCATAAATTTCGCCAAGAGCATCCCAATGAATTATCGACTTCACCAGTGAAATTGCATTTCTCAATATCATTTAAAAACTTATTGTATTGGTCACTACCTTCATTTTTGCATTTATCTGTTGCCCATATGCAATCATAACAACTCCATTTTTCTTTCATAAATATCCCCCTTTTCAATGCGTCATACTATTTTCATGTTGTCTAATTGTATTTTTATACGGAATTAAATAGGGATTAAATAAGTACATATGCTTTCTTAATTTTGAGTTCATTTAGTTCCTTCTTTTTATATGTAATATTTAAAAGTGAATAAAATTTGATTTTTATTTACTTATTGGGGTCTAGGATTAGCCTATAGCCTCATTTGTAAAACAGTATTTTTATTATTTTAGTAATTTGATATAATAATTCATATCTTTATATAAATTATCCAATTCTTCTTGTTTTTTAATTATTTCTTTTTCTTTTTGCTCTATACCAAACTTCAAATTTTTTAAACTAACAAAGTCATCATATAATGAATCATCCCTTCTTTTAATTTCATTGGTTTTTGTATTTTTAATTAATGTATAATGATAATCATCAAATCCATCTGTATCAATATTTAATTCAAGCACCTCATAAACTTCATTTCTATAAAATATTCTTTCTCCTATATTTAACATTATTAATCTCCTTTATTTTTATATTATTTTACTTCTAAATGCTATCCACTTCTAGCTTTATACCTTTTTTACTTATTAAATAATCATCCTTAAATATAAAATTCTCTTTTATATAATAACGTTCTCTAGGTTCGCATTCTACTCTTAAAGAATCTCCATTCTCAAGCAATACACCATTTAATCCCCATAGTTTCTTTAATCCTTTCATTAATAATTACCTCCTTTTTAGTATTGTTTGAGTAATTTTCAAACAAATTTTGCAAGTTACTTGATCTAATTGGTCTGTTGTATTCTTTCTTTGATACCCACATTTAGCTATTCTATGCCCATCTTGTTTAGATTTATTCCAATCTGGAACTTTATTATTTTCAACTCTATTTAGCAAATGAATTTTATAGCTTCCCAATATATATCTCCTTTTTTATTATTCTACTTCTAATTAATTTTACTTATGGATTATTTAACCAAATTTCTTTCTAGCATCAACTTCATTATTAAATAACCGACAACCATAATATAAATTGATTTGTGGATTATAAAATTGCTTGAATTGTTCATTTTGCGTAACTAAAATATCACAAGCCTCTTTAAATGTTTCTGCCTCTACAGTATCAAAATACATTGCCTTTTCCCATTTATAGCCTTCAACCCAAATTTCAAAATCTTTCATATTATTCTCCATATTCAGCCAACTTTTTATGTACTAATAATTTTACTACTGGACTTGCAAAATCTTCATAACTATCTCCTGAATCTCTTACGCATCTATCTATTATTTCTTGTAATAAAATGTCCTTTTCTTTCTCAGATAAATTATTTATAGTCTTTTTACCATATTTCATTTAATATCACTATCCTTTTATTTTATCAATTTATTATCCTATCATTAAATATCTTATCTCTCTATTTTCAACTAATACTTTTAATTCTGTGAGTTCTTTAATGAAATCATCTTGATCAATACTTCCTAAATAACCTACATATATTGGAACATTTAAACCCTTTTCTAACATATTAATAAAATTATCTAATCCTTCTACAAATTTAGTAGTATCATTTCTCAATCAGTTATTTCACATCCGAAAGCTTCTCTAAAATATTTCTGATATGCATATTGACATTGAATATTTATTAAATTTGTATCACCTTCGTATAATTCTTTTTTTACTGTGACTTCCTACTATTCCATATCCCATGACTAATCCTCCTTAACATTTATTCTTATAATCTAATATACAATTATCTTCATCCTCAAATATATCATCTAATTCTACAACTATAGAATCTTCAAACATTTTTACATCAAGTCCGCCTTCATCAAAATGATATATTCCTACAATTTCAACAAATTCCTTTAGATTGCGAAAGTATATATGTACATAGGATTTTACTTCTTTATATTTATAATCATAAAATAATCCTGTTTCACATGCAGTCTCCTTTAAAAACTCATATAAATCTGCATTAACTTTAACCATTATATACACTCCTCCTTTTAAATCTCTGTAATATGAACATTTAAATGGGTTAATATCATCATTTGTTCTTTAGCTTCTGCATATTTTTCACAAGATAATTATTTTAATATTTCATTGATTTTTGAATGTAACTTATTTGCTTGTTCTGTTGTTATAATATCCAAATATAATAATGCTAAAACTGATTCATGTGCGTACTGATTTTCTGTTTCCATAATATATCTCCTTTAATTTTTGTCGTATAATTTTTCTAATTTTTGTTTTGTTACATCCCATGTTCCTTTGTACATATACTCTTCTTGGCAGTGTCTTATAAGTTTAAAATGTTTATTATCTATTAATTCTCCATTGGCAACTTTAACAATTGCACCAATATCACCATCATCAATAAATATTTCTAAGTCACCAGTAAAATTATCATCTCTACGAACAGTTTCATATATTTCACCTTTTTTAAAAAATTGTCCTAGTTTTGATTTACAATAAACTCTTTTAATCATTATTTAATCTCCCCCATTTACTATTAATATATTATATTCAAGTATACTTTAAAAGTGACAATGCTATATTAACTTCTCCTTAATATAATAAACTATTTCTTTTGTATTATGCTTTATTATATTATATCTTCAATTTTATACGATACATTAATATAACTTCTAATTTCTATCTTCATATCTTATTTTTTAGATATTTATCCATTGTTTCAAGTCCTTTCTTATCAGCAATGACAGATATTCCTTGTTGTGGTTGTCCGAAAGTATAAAACTTGTTTGATCTACTAAATAAGTTAATAAAAAATTTTAGCATTAAAATTCATCTCCTTTGTAATTATAATTATACTCCTAATTTTTATAAAAGCAATATATATTTTATATTATTTTATTGTGTTCAATTTTGAACATTCAAGAGTGATTGAAACTATTATTTGAATCACTGTTAATATATACCATTTGTAAAATACTCTTCTTGTGTTTTAAATAATCCTTTTTCTAAATGTTCTAACCTAATTTCGTATTTATAGATATAAGCCCTAAGAAGTTTTGGATCTACGCATCCACAATTTAAATCATAATAATCTTTTATAGTTAATTGACACTTTAATTCTATAATCTTTTTTAATTTTTGATTATACATAATTAAACTCTCTTTGAATTCTGTAATTTTATCTTGCAAAAATCTCTTTTCTAGAGTAATCCAGTCTACCTTATCTTCATATTTAGGTGTATAAACAAATTTATTCATTTTTATCTCTCCTTTTTATGTAAAATTAAAAACTCATAAGATTTCATTACTTTGTTAGTAATAATTACCTTATGAGTTTATTATAAATCTTATGTAATTGTTTGTCAATGACTTTATTAAATTTATATTATTATAGTATATCTAATTTGTTTTGATAATCTTCTTCAAGTAGTTCTGTTAAAAAAGTTTGCTTATTTTCTACGCTTGTCGTTCTTATAGCATATTGTAAAGCCTTATTTTCAGCTATAAGTGTGCAATATTTTGACGCTCTTGTTATAGCTGTATAAAGTAATTCTCTACTTAACATTACGTAATGAGAGTAATCTATCACACATATAGGATACTTGTAAGAAGATCCTTGGCATTTATAAACACCTAGAGCGTATGCTAAATGGATAGCTTTGTCTTTTCTCCAATGTTCTGAGTCAACACTTACCGTCTTTTCAACTAAAGGGAAATATATTATTATCTCATCATTTACTATATCTAATATCTCTCCAGTAAATCCATTAAAAATAGGAACTTCTAAATAACCTTCTCCTTTTGGTATTTTACACCATTCTCCAAAGAAGCCACCTTTTTCAACAACACTCATCTTATAATTATTTTTCATATTAATTATTTTGTCACCTACTCTTAAAATATATGCTTTTTCTTTAGCTATTGGAAGTATAATTTCCTTTTTATTATCAGAAGATGGATTATATATTGGTTGAATAAGATTATTTAAATTATATACAGAACAGTCACCTCTCATATTCATAGGAACTATAACTTGAACTTCATTTATATCATTACACCATAATAGTTTTTCTTTAAAATGTTCAAGAGTTTTACTTACGCTCAAAGAATTATCAGTATATATATCAAGCTCTAAATCTTGTAACTCTCCTCTAATTTCTTTTCCAACAAAGTTTTTATCAACAATTTGGTTGCCTTCACTAATTCTGATTGAATCAGTTATAATAGCCGATTTTTTAGCCTGCCTATGTATTTCTGTTAATATAGTAGTAGGTATATGTGCTGAATAAGTTAGGTCTGACCCTATGTTTAAACACCCTATAGCTGGCAATTGTGAGGGGTCTCCTAGCATTATAAATTTACTTCCAGTTGCTATTGCTTTTAAAATATCTAAAAATAGATAACCACCACACATTGCAAATTCATCAAGGAGAACAACGTCTAATTCTAAATGGTTCTTTTCATTATGTAAAAATAAACTTCCTCCACCTTCCTCATCAAAACTAGGAGAATAACCTAATAATCTGTGAATTGTAAAAGCATCGTATCCAGTTACCTCTTGAAGTTTTGAAGCTCCTTTTCCACTTAAACAGCATTGACCAAAACTTATATTTCCTAAACCTTTTATAGCACCTAACGCAGTTGAAGTTTTTCCACTTCCTGCCTTCCCTGTTATTATAGCTACTTGTTCTTTTAATACCATTTCAATTGACTTTATTTGTTCAGAAGTATATTTCCATCCTTGTAAAATCTCAGCCTGTTTTACTCTATCTTCCCATCCATAAAAGTCAAACTCATTTTCTCCATCTCTAATTCTAATTAATTCATTACATATTTTTTGTTCTAATTCATAATATTTCTGTAATGCTACTTTTCCTTGTTCACCATCCCATAATACTCTTTTTTCTTTTAAAAATATTACTGCTTGAACTATCTCTTCTATAGGGAAATCATCAAGCTCTTCTTCAATTTTCATCACTAATATACTAGAACTAATCCAACTATAACCACTCATAGCACCTTCATCTAATACATGATTGATATATGCTCTTAATCTATTTTGTGAAAACCTATTAAGTCCACTAGCTAATGCCATTTCATCAGCTTTCTTAAAGCCTATACCATCAATCTGTGTAAGTATGTAAGGATTGTCTTTTATTTTATTTATTAATATTATAGGTGATCCATATGAAGTGCTTAATCTTCTTATCATTTGAGGAGTTAATCCATAACCAGATAAAGTTACGTAGGCTTCAGCGTATTGCTCATTTTCATGAACTTTATTTATCATTTTCTTAGCAGTAGATTCACCAATTCCTTTAACCTTACATAGTTCTTCAACATTACCACTTGTTATCATTTCCATAGGATTATCAAATTCTAAGTATAAATTTCTAATTTGAATTTCTGTTAATTCTGCTGATTTTAAGAATATTTTTTGACTTTCTATATTATTGAAGTCTATATTTTCATTAACCATAAGTAATTGACATTGTTTGCCCCACTTACTATCATCAACAACATCACACATTAATGAATATATTTTATTTCTATCACTTATATATGGGAAATTACCTTTAACAGTAATAGTATTGTATTTAGGATGAACATTATCTTTTACATTACCCTCTATATAGCCCTTTTCGTCTACTAAAAATGTCAGTATAGCAAAGTCTCCATCATTGTATTGCTTAAAGTCTTTAGGATACATCTGTCTACTAAATCTTCCTTTAAATTTAATTAATTCTTTATCTTCATTTGACATTTTATTGTCACTCCTTTTATAGTAGAGATTGATTTATTAACCAATCTCTCAACTGATTTTATATTATTATATTAACTTTATACTTTTATTCTTTCTGTTTGTGTTGTAATATCACCATTCTCATATACTCTATTTATTAATTCAGTTGAATGTTGAAATATACTATCAAAATATTTCTTACATTTAAATTGATCACCTTGTCTGTACCCAACGACTGATATTAAATTACCACGACCAAACCAACTATCTTCTAATTTTGTTTTAGTTCCATCACTATGTTGTTCACTTATTGTTCTATCATAGAAAGTAAATTGACCACTATAGTATTTTAGTAACACTACTTCTCCTCCAATAGTTAATAAACTCACTGTATGCTTGTTCTTGTCCTTATCTAATACTGTTCCTGCAATTCTATGTAATTCATATTTAGGATACTCTATGCCCTTATAATTGCTATATCCCACTACTTTAGGCTTCTCATCTAAACTCTTATAGTCTTCAATACAATATTTATCTTTGTCTATATGTGCTAATTCATGTTCATGATAATAATACGACAAACTATCCATTTCCCATTTGCTGATACTACCTTTTGCATATTTTTCTATTTTTTCATTGAAACTATATTCATTTAATCTATCTAAACAATCCTTAGACTTTAGCCATTCTTTTAATTTCTGTGTTAACTCATCAAAAGTTTTCTCAAATGCCGTAGACTTTAACTTACATGAAAAAATAGTATTGCCTAATTCATCAAAGTAGTAATCTTTTCCTTCTTCCATATTGCATAAAAAATGTTCATTGAAGAAATTAACTGTTTGCTCAGTTGTTCTATCATTTGTTCCTTTTACTATATACCACTTTTTAGACTTCTTTTCTTCATCTTGTTTTATAAAGTTTTCTTTTCTACATATGTAATTTTTAAAATTATTAATTCTAACAGCTAATTCTAATTTAGTAGGAACTATGCCTAATTCACTTGCGTTTTCTACTCCTCTTAAATCTAGTGTTTGTTTATCAGGAAAATTCATATGTAAATAATCTATCATAACATCATATCTTGATTTATTTTCCTCTATTTTATCGAATGCTCCTGCTTTTATTAAAGAAAATGTTGAACCAAGTGGAACTAATGACTTCATTTGTGTTTTACCTGTTAATAATGTCACTTCTCTCTTAGTTTCTACTAATTTATTATGAAAATCTTGTAGTGAAGCATACGGTCTATTTTTTATTATTTCATGTACAATATTATCGCCAATTTTTACAACACCTTTTAATCCAAAGATAATTTCATTATTTTCTTCATCTGGAACAAACTCAAAACTTGCTTTATTTATATGAGGTACTGCAATTTTAACTCCCTTTGATTGTATTTGACCTATTGCTGTTGCAATTTCACCATAGTTTGTAGATTTATTCTTTGCTTCTTCATTCTCATCAACTTCCTCATCTATTGCTCCTGCATTGACTGTTAAACAAGCACAATTCCAATAAATTGAAGGGTATTGAGTATATAAAACTAATTCTTGTAATGCGATTAAACTATAAACAAGACAATGTATGATTGAGAATGAATATGATTTCTGTCGTTTTATTTGTACTTCCCATATGTACTTAGTTGTATTTATATCAACATTAAACTCTTCACACTTTTTGTAAAATAAATCTCTAACTTCGTTATAAGCTTTTTCACTCTTTTTCGATTGTTATTAACAAAAGGGCTTTTTATCCCTTTTCTCTGGAGGTTTCCCTCATTTTCATTAATCGGTCAATTCCAATTCAGTCTAGCATACATTTTCACCCTCGTTTAACGTTAGGTAGTGTTTTTTTAATAAAACACCAGATAATCTATAATTATCGTGGGGAATACTCGTGGATGGATTGTATTCTATATTTTATATAGGTTCACCATCTATGCGTTACGGTACGTTAACTTATTAAAGTTATCATATATGTCACCATATATTAGCCTAGGCACGTTACCTCGGTATTAATTTATTTGTGAGAGGAATTTTATTTTTACTTTTTTAAATAATCATCAAATTTTCTTCTTTTACGAGTTAAGTATATTGTTGCGTCATTATATGTGTAATTATAAAAGTCTTTTATATTATTTTGCGTAGTATATAGTATAAAGCTAACTTCTGCTTCTTTTTGATCATATGGGTTAACATTCATACTCAAGTCTGCTTCTTTGCCTAAATAGTCTCTTATTGATTTAACATAATTATGAGTGCCATAAAAACCAAAACGTAATTTAACTTTTTCGCTACCCTTTTCTTTATATGAATATACTGTACCATCCCCATCAAAATACCCTCTAATAAAATGCTTCATTAAATTATTATCAATATTTGTAGGAAGATTATTTAATAAATGCGTTTTATTTTGGACTATTCCATATTTACTTAAATCCTCAAATATTTGCTTTGAGTAAAAAGAATTATATGCATTATATTTAGGCTTTTTAAAATTGCTATTTCGTATCATATCACGCTCAGAATAATATTCTTTTACCTTATTATCACTTTTTAAGCATTTTGTTAGGTTTTCCACCATGTATCTATCTTCTATTCTTAATTCGAATCTTAATACATAACTTTCACCTTTTTCTATAATGTGTCGTACACTTCCATCTGCAACAATAAATCCTAACCAATACGCTTTTTCTTCTGTATCAATAATTGAAAAATAACTATGATCTATATTTGATTGTTTTCCACTGCTACGTGTGATACCCATTTTACGTAAAACATAATTTACACCTCCCTCTGATAATCTATCTTTAAAATAGTTCTGATGAATATATTGTATTGTTTTTCCTTCTAAATATAATTTTTTTATTATTTTATTATCTTCAGTAGTTATTTTTCTTATATTATTCGATTTTAATCCTTTTTTATTTAAGAAACGATTTACGGTAGTTCTACTTAAAATAAGTATCTTCCCTATATCTACAGTATTAATCCCTTTTTCATATAATGCTAGTATGTCAATCTTGTTTTGTTCTGTTAAATATTTATGATGCCCTTTTGTCATTCTATATTGCCTCCTAAGTCCTCTCACAAACTTAACCTCCACCGATTTTACTCCCTCATAATACTAAGTGTTTCCACTTAATACGCCAAAAATTTAGCAATTGCTTTTCTAAGAGCATGACTATCTTTGATACTAAAATTAGCAAATTCTTTTATTCTACTTAAATACATTATAGCTTCTTGTGTATCTGCCACTCCTTCATATTTCAATAATATGTCACTTATTATCTTCTGATCTTTTTTAGGTACATTACATTCATCCATTTCCTTATACCATTGACTTATATCATTTTTAAATTTAACATATGTTTCTACTGGTGATTCTAAGGCGTCAGGCTGTTTCTGTAATCTCATTAGGGAGTTGGCTTGTGCTAATTGAACTAAATTTTTTGGTTTAATAGCACTTACTGTAGTCATTGCTATAGGTGTTGAAAACTGAAATAAATCCATCATTCCGTTGCCTGCAATCGTGTCCCATATTTTTGTATTATCATAGTCCATCTTCATAGGATTTAATATATTTGAATAAGTATCTTTTAATGTCTGTTTCTTCTCTACGTACCCTGCTTTAACTAATAAGTCTAATGTCAGTCTTAGTTTAGTACATGCTTTAGTTGTTAGAAAGTCATATTTTAACAGTCCATTCTGCTCACAATCATGTAAATCCCACTGACTTGTTATAATCCCTTTAGGAGATACCATTTTTGCACTATATTTATCAAAGTTATCATTAGTCATAAAAATTCCACTAGCATGACACCCTCTTGAAATTATTACTCCTTCTATCATTTCAGCTACATCTAATAATTTTTCATGCTTCTTAACTAAATTTACAAACTCTTTAATAGGTTTTCTTCCTTCTTCTTCATTTCCATAATATGTATCATGTAAAGACCACACTTGACCTCTTTCCATTGGTATTAAAGCAGATATTTGATGTGTATCTTCAGACATTAATCCTAATCCTCTACCTGCCGTTTGTATTGCAGATTTAGCACCAATAGTTCCTTTAGTACAACAATTTACAACATCGCCACCTCTGTCTACAAAATACTTTTTAACTGCTTTAAATATTTGTAATCTTTTATCTGACTGTGTGTCAATGTCAATATCTGGAAGCCCATCTGCTCTCTCTTTAGTTATAAACCTCCAAAATGGCATATCTACTGGCATACGAAGTGGATTGACTTGGATTATATCTAATAGGAACGCTATTATTGATGATGCACAACTTCCTCTTCCTACACCTACGATAGAATCACCTTCTGTCCATATTATCTCAATTAATTTTTCCATTGTTATAAAATAATCTCCTAAATTCTCACCTAATATTTTAGATATTGCTAATAATTCTCCTAACTCTTCTTCAAGTCTAACTATTGTCTCTTCATATTCAATAAACTCAGTTTTATTTTTCATTCCTTCTTGTATTCTAAACAGCAAATACTTATCATCTTCTATATTTCCTTCATTAATCTCTTGGAAAACTCCATTATTAGGATAAGTTGTTTTATCATATAATGATTTCCAATTTTCAAGTCTGTCAACTTTCGGAACTTTTTGAGGTTGAGACAATTTATATCTTTGTCCTCTTTCTCCTATTATATTAGTATTTTGAATAGCTTTTTGTATTATTTCAGTATTATAATCATCTTTAAAATAACCTACTATTTCTTCCTCCGACATCAAATAAGCTGTTTTATAAAAATCCATTACATTTCTACCATCATCTTCATCATTATCTTCTGAAGAGTTTAAAAATTTACTATGTAGTGTTAATAATTCTTTATCTAGATAGTGGGCGTCTGAGGTTATTATTAATTCCGTATTTGTTTTTTTACTATATTCAATTAATTTTTGATTAACTAAGTATTGCATTTCTATTTGTTGTTCAGTCTCATTAGTTACTTTGTCAATTATGACATCTCTGTATCTTTTAGAAGGTTGTAATTCTAAGTAAAAATTATCTTTTCCAAAAGTATTTTTATTCCATTCAATAAACTCTAAAATTTGTCTGTTCCTCATTTCAAATCTATCAGGAAAATTAATTATATCAGCTATCCATTTAGCAACTTGTCCTCCAAGACATGCTGTTGATGAAATTACGTGTCCCTTATTATCTCCTATAATTCTCTCTACGTCACTCATTTTTGTTGGAGTTCTAAATAATCCTTTATTTCTAAATCCATTTTTTATCCACGCTATTGTAGATAGTCTTCTTAATTGTTCATTTCCTATTTTATCTAATGAAATTAATAGAAAATGAGGAAAATACATTCCTTTTTCATAGTCATTTTTTAATATATCATATTGATTATCAGATGTTAGATAAATCTCATTTCCACAAAGAATAGGGAAATTATACTTTTCTTCAAGATTCTTTGCTTTTACAAAACTACCTACTGTTTCATGATCTGTTACGGCTATACCACTTAATCCTTTCTTTATTGCTCCTTTTACTAGGTCTTCTAATTTAATACTTGAATCTGCAAAACCTCTACTCGCATTCGAGTCTCCAGTGTGAGTATGTAAAGAAAACATATTATCGCCTCTCCTTTTTATATAAAATAATTTTACATTTATTATAAATAATATAATTTATTCAGTAAATCTTCCTATAAAAATATAATAACACAAACACTTATTATATACAAGTAATTTATATTATTATATCTTTAATTTATATGAAGTTTTTAAAATATAGGCTCATCACATCTTTTTACATTATAAGATACGATATTAATTTGAGGGTATATATTATCCATATATTCATTAGTAGTAAAAGTTCCAATAATATCCATTAGTACTACTTTAGGTGATTTCCCAAAACCTACCTTACTTTTCATTTTCATATCATTTAAAACATCTTCATTTGCATAAAATTTAATAAAATTGATATCATTTTTCCTAAACTTAACTATATTTCTTTTTTTACCCATTAATTGAATATCTGCCACATCTAATTTTATATTAGTTAATGCAAAAGTTGGTTCCTGTAAAGTATTCCCCCACACATCCTCTAATTTACCGACTTCTATTATTTGTTCTTTAGGTAATCTACCAATTGGGATTTCGTAATCAACTAAAAAAGTATCCTCCATAATTACATCTTTTAACATCTCTTCAAGCGTATCATTAATTTTAAATAATTCTTCTGTTTTTATAGAAAAACCGAATGCTCCTTTATGCCCACGTACCCATTCCATATTACCAGTATTAGTCATGAATTTTTTTAAGTCTTCTATCGGACTCATATTACAGTTTCTACCAGAACCACCATAAACATTTTCTTCATCTTCTCGCTTTTTAAGAATGATACAAGGTTTTTTATATTTATTTGCTAAACCATTAGCAACTAACCCAGTTTGTGTTGAATCTAATATTCCTGTCCCATCAACAATCAATACTTTATTTTTATTTAATCCTTTTTCTTCTATTTTTTCCTCCATTATCTCTACGCTTTTTGCCTTACTTCTGTCTTGTCTACCTTTAACACTAGTACATGTTCTAACCATATTTTGTTGTAATGTTTCTAATACTTTTTCAGGCTTATCATCTTCTTTGTGTTTTCTACGAGGTTGATAATATCTATCATCTTTTTCACCTATTAATGCTTTAAACATATCCATTTTCTCTTCTGTTTTACCTGCTCTTGCCATTCCATTTAATAAGGGGGCAATCTCCCATCCTATGGAGGTTATATTAATACGCTTTATTCTACCTTCTTCTTTTGACTTAATTATTTCTTGAATAAATTCATTTCCAATAATAGGCAAATCATTCTGTCGTCTTTCTTGATCATTTTTCATTTGTTTAATTCCTTCTAATACATAATATCTTGTCTCTAAATCTCTTAAATCCATATTATCAGCCGTACATCCTAGTGCGACTAAATCAAGATAGTGTCTAGAATCATTAAACCCACATAATTCATCAACCCCCTCTAAGAATTTATGTACTATTCCAACACCTGATAATGTTTTGTTTGGATAATTATCTAACTGAGGATTTATAACTATTGCTTCAGTTTTTTTAAATTCTTCATCCTCTTCTGGACTATGATGATCAAGTATTAAAACGTTTTTCCCTAGTTTAGTCAATTCTTCTTGAGCCTCATAGTCATAAGTTCCTCCGTCTGGGAAAATAAATAAACCAATATCATCAAAATATTCTAAATTTTTTAATTCTTTTACATTAATTCCATGCTGTTTTCCTGATGCAGTGTTATATGTACATTTAACTCCAAAATTCTTTAGTGTATAATTATATAGATGTGTAAATGAGGTGCTACCGTCACAGTCTGGATCAATTCTAATATGTATATGACCCCCCTTCTCTATATGATCTCGATACATTTCTATTCCTTCGTAAATATCATTTAAATCACTCCATCTATTTATATTATGACTTCCAACATGTAATAAAGCATCTATATCGTAAACCTCTCTATTATTCATAAGAGTTGTTAATAAATTGCCCTTAATATTTTCATAATGATTGTCATTAATTATTTTCCATTTCATAAAATCATTCCTTTTTATATTATTTTATTATTCTTCGTCATTATCGTTTTTGTAATACCTAATTTTTTCATTCATTAAACTTTCTAATGTTTCCTTTCCTTTGTCTGTCGGAGATTCTTTGTATCCTAATTGGTCGTCAGTACAATAAATGATATATACATTCACGTAATTAACTAGCTTATCTGCTATTTTACTTACCTTTTTAATATAATCGTCATGCTCTTTACTTTCTAAATTTTCATATTGTTTATCTAATCCAATGATGACTTCCTCTACTTTTAAATCATATACAAGAATATCTCTCTGAGCATTACTTAAACTTGAACCACATTGAGCTACTGAGAAGTTGTTATCTCCATAATAAGTTTGGCATTGAAGCACTCCCTTTTCACTTTCTAATAGCAAAACTTTCTTTTTCTTTTGTATTATTTTTTTATTTTGAAAAGCACCATATAAATTAAATTGTAATGGATGAGCATATACTATATTCTCAAGGATAGTAGGCATATACTTCCTTCCTGCGTCTATATGGCGTTGTAAAAAATGTCTTGACCTAATACCAACTAAATTACCACTAAAGCCATAGTGAGGTATTATAGTAGCAAATTCAGATGTATGAAAACATATTCCAAACCTTCTCATGGACTCCAATGAAATAAACTCATCCAACCATGAAGAAGGATATATATCATCAAATACATTTAATAATTTTTTATCATATGTAGGCAATTCGTATCTAGTTTTTGTTCTTTTGTTATTCTTTCTATACTTCTCAATGAACTCCCAATCTTTTATTATTTTTTTAGTCTTACCAAAAGTCTTAGGTTTCTGAAAATTCATTGATATTCCTACTATTTTAGCTATATACCCCATAGACTGTTGAAACTTCCATCCATTTATATTCATTAATAAACTAAATATACTCATTCCACCACATTCTGAAAGACAATAAAAGAACTTTTCTTCTTTCATATAAGTTAACTTAAAGGAATTTCCACAATGACATACCGTTTTACATTTTATAGTTTTTATATTATTTTCATCTTTATATTCAATATGTTGTTCATTTAATATTTGAATAACGTGTTGAGTTGTTAACTTTTCTAATATATCCTCTGCTTTAATCACTCACCTCACCTCTAAAATAGTTTTATTTCTCCTACCTTATCTTCCTCTTTCTTTTCTTCTACGATAGCAATATCTTCAATGTTTTTCACATTAACTTCACAGTCAGTATAATCGGGTAAAACTTGTTCTAATTCTTTTATGTATTTAAAATCCCAATCTGTAACAAATAAATCTGTGGTTTCCATATTACCTAAGTTTACATTTCTGAATATTCTAATTTTCTTATATGTACCACCTCTATTTTTAAATAGATGTTCAACTTGATTAGGTTGCAAAGGACACCATTTATTGTTTAATGTTCTTATTAAATCTTCAACTTTTTTTAATTCTTGACTTGTAGGTTCTAATATTAAACTACCTATATCTACTTTATCACATAATGAGAATGAACCACGTATCATACTTTCATCTCGTTCAGCTTCAGGGTTAGACTTATTTCTATTTAATTGAGTTGAAGAACTTACATAGACATCATGCTTTACTGCAATTTCCTCTTTAAACATTTTACTCATATATAAATACATTTGATCCTCTCTTGTAATCATACCTTTACCATATTCTTGTGCCTCAATAGCTATATTACCAGTCAAGGCGATATAATCTACTCCTATAGCATAAACGTCTTCTCCACTCAATGTATGAGATGTTAATAAATTATCTATGTATGATATATCATAATTTGGTTCATTATATAAATGTATTTTACTTCTCTTTAGTATATCAATAGTATAATATAATCTCTCCCATTCTTCCTTTGTTAAATTCTTTTCAATTATATGAGAAGTCTCTATTCCACTAATAACTCCCCATAATATAATAGTAACTTCCATTCTTAAATCCATTTCTGTTCCAATATATATTCCTGAAAAGTCACCATTTGGATTATTAGGATTAGTTACAAAACATTTCTTTTCATAATCCCATAACTCTACAGCAGTACAGTAAGCAATTTCACATAATGCAGTACGACTTTTTCCTACTCCTGAACCACCTGAGCATAAATGAAACTTGCTTCTTCTATTACCATATGTAATTCTATTCTTATAACCACTAAAACTTAATAATCCGTATGTCTCACCTGTTTTTATTTTCTCTAAGATAATATCAGAATCGTCTCCTGCTTTTAGATATTCATTGCTCCTTTTTGTGTCATACTTGACTTTTAAGGAAAGTGATTTTTTATCTATGTGTTGTAATAAATCTTTAATTGTCATTTTATTAAAAGCTTCTGTTTGCTCTTCTATTATATTTGAATCTACTTCTTCTAAATCTAAAACATCTGTTATATCAGTGCCACCTATTAAAGCATCTCGCAACAATGCAAATTTCTTTAATCTATTGTAATTATAGTCAAAGTTTACTATGGCTGAATTTTCTTTGCATTCTGCTAACCAATCCATCCCATCATTATCATCAAATACTGTTTTATATTGATAAGGAGAAGCTTGATTTATATAAGCTTCAATTTCAACAAATGTTATATCTTCTACACCATTCATATATAAATTATTAATAGCGCCAAATATAAAACAATGAAATTCTAAATAAAAATCTTCTTGTGCTATATTGTATATTCTATCTCTTAGTAGTGATGGTTTTTTTAATAAACATCCGATTACTTGAAAGGCAACTCTAGCTTCATAATATTGTTTAATTAATTTTTTATTCATTTTTTATATGTTCCCCCAATCTACTCATGTCGATTAATTTACTTTTATAACGATCCTTTGCCGAAGTTTTTGTCGGTATCACCTTAATCTTTTTAATAACAGGTGAAAACTCTATTGATGAGTTATATTCAGATATATCCTTATCTTCTATGTATTCGTCTCTTGCTCTATGATAATAATAAGGAATTATACCAACTCCCGATGACTCTTTTTGTTTGGTATTACCTAACAAGTCATAAAAATATCTTAATGTTAATTCCATACCTGAATTTTTATAGTTGTAAGGTTCTTTTCTATATTTAGCTACTAGGGATATCATTGCACCATCTACTTCTCCAAATATTTCTTCCATATATTCATATAAACTGTCCCATCCATCACTATTTAGGGCAACTCTAATTTTCTTCTTTTCTAAACAATCAGCGTTTTTACAATAGTACCTTTTGTTATATAATATAGTATTTTCTTTATCATTCATTGTATTACATTCTGGACATTTAACTTGTTTAGCCAATACTCAATCACTCTCCTTTTAAGAGAATAACGTAGAGAATAAATCCCTACGTTATTTTATTATTTTAAATTTTGAGCTAACTTTTCTGTTTTTTCTAATATAACAGTAAGTGCTTTTACTTGTTGTTTGTTAGTGTCAGAGACTTTTACTCCTACGCCTAGTTGTGATTCAACTATTTGACCATACTCTAACATATTTTTACCATCTAAATCTTCACCATCAAATTTGTATATTTCTCCAACTAACTCACCTATTCTTGCTTTTATATCTTCATAGCTTACACTAAGACTTTCTGTAAATGAACCTTGTTGATCTGAAAAACTTCCTACTTTTACTCCTTCTTTTTCTTGTTCTGTAATAGCTTCATTCAATACTTTTTCTAAATTCTCTGCTGAATATTCCTTTATGTAATTAGTCATATTATCCCATTTAGTTCTTGCAAAGCATGTATTACATTCAACTAAGATTGCTGATGATGGGATAGCGTTGTAATTTTCATCCATACCGTTACCTTTTAAATAAGCTACTATATCACATCTGTCTATAACAGGTTTAACAACTCTTTTCCATTCACCCTTTGGTACTGCTTGCATTATTTTTTCATCATCGTCTCCACCATCACCAATATCTCTGAAGTCTTCATGTGCTAATATCAAATAAGTGAAGTCTCCTAAATTGAAGAATTTATTTATTGTAAAGTAAAAACTATTTTCTAATCCTTTAAATAATTTACCTCTATTTCCGTCTCCTAATTGTTCTACTCCTGCTGAATCTGTTATGTATTTTTCTGCACTTTTTCCTAGAGCAGTTAATGAATCTATTACTAAGGTTGATACTTGTTCTCTAAATTTAACATATGAACTATTAGCAATTTTTTCTTGTGTCTTCTCTATTTTCTCTTCCAAGTCTGCTTTGCTTTCATTGTGATCTTCTAAATCCTCTTTTGCTATATTCTTATCTTCTTGTTTTAATAAGTTTAGCTTCAATGTATAAGCTTTTATTTTCATTTTATTTTCTTCTAATTTATTTTTATCATCATACATTGTATCTGTAAAAATTACGAATGATGACCAGTCATAGATAGGGATCTTCTTTGCTCCACCTATTGCATTAAGTGCATTAGGTTCAAAAGGAAAAGTTATTGTCTTAGGATATTTCACAGACTGTTTAGACTTACCTAAGTTATTTCCACCATATACCATTATTATTTTACCTTCTAATCCTCTTGCTACTACTGTTTCCTCTATCATATTTAAATAATCCATTGCCATTTATACAACACTCCTCATATTTTAATTTATACTAATTTTATATTATTATTGTTACTTCATATATAATCTAATTAATAAATTATATATGAAGTAAGAAACATATTACTTAAACTTATTTACTGATATTATTGCCTATTAAAAAGGTATGTCAGCGTTTTTATCTTTATTATCTCCACCGTTGCCACCAAATCCACCTTTACCCTTTGAAGCTTTTTCACCAGATTTAGCTTTATTTTTCAATTCTTTTAAGAATGTTTCTCTTTCTGCTAATCCTGCTTTTACTACTGAACTCTCAATTGCTTCTTCTGAATCTTCACTTATTGGATCTCCACCTTCAACAATTAATTCTCTGAATGTTAATGAAGTTTCATCTGTTTTAGCTTTACCACCAAATCCAGACTTCTTTGTTGTGATTTTTGTAATTTGTGCTACTTTACAACTACCCCAGACATTAATTGTTTGACCTTTTTCGCATTCTTCAAGCCCTTCAATTAATTCCTCATCTTCTACTACAAAACTAATTGGTTTTATTGCTCCCATATATGTAATAAATATTCCCTCTAACGCTAATCTCTTAGTTTTCTTACCTTTTACAACTTCCTTTGCAGGATCTTTTGTTAAATATATAATCATATCAAACTCACCTTTAAACTGTTCTTTTGGAATGTCTCCTATGTATATCTTACCAAATCCCATTGATATTTGAATATCACTTAGATTGCTATCTGTATTTTCATTATATCTTTCATATAAATCAATGTTAGGTGTAAAATCTCCATTACCATAAATTCTTAAAGTGCTAGTTGGTTTTTCTTCTGTTGAAAGAGGTTGACTAACTAGTTTTGCATTTGTTTCTAACATTTCTGCATATTTCTTATTAACTTCTCCATCTTTTTTCTTTCTATTAACAAATACACTAACCTCTGCTTGCTGATCTACGTCATCACCATATTGAATAACTAAACTACCCATGATTCTATCTTTTTCAATTTTAAGTTTATTCTCTTTTAATATTCCTACGATTTCTGCCTCATTTTTAGTTTTTACGTTCTTAGTTTCCATATTTGTGTTTTCCATAATTAATTACTCCTTCTGTGACGGTCACAACCCTATATTATGTATCAATTTAAACTTTTAATATTTTATATTTTTATATTGTTAATAAGTTTTACTATATTTGATCCTAATTTCATAGTTCTGAATAAAATAGATTTCTTATTCGCTTTTTATTTTGTATTATTATAGTTGTATAACGTTTTTATATTTGGTGAACATCCTCTAGCTATTGCTTTCCAACCAGTACCACTGTTCGACATATCATCATCTCTCCTTTTAGTATCTATTACATATTATTTCTCAGAATAATTTAATGCAATTTAACCCTTATCACCAAAATATTCTTGTATATGTATATCTAATTTCCTCTTTTTATTTTCAGTAGCTAGGTGTGTTTCACAATTACCATCACTATCTTTGCTCCATAATTCAAAACTAAATGTATTATTGTCAAGATTTTTAGATTTCTTAATTATATAAGGCAATTCATATATTTTATAATCTCTATCCATCCACTGATATATTTTATCTAATTTTTCTTTACTATAAAATTCTTTCTTGGCATACCATTCTTCCATAATATCTTTGTGTTTAGAAGTATTACATGTCTTACAACTTGGAACGCATTTGCTCAGGCTTCCTTCTCCTTCACAATTTACATGCTCTTTATGAAAGTCTCCATTTTTAGTTATTTCTTTTCTAGTAAAGTAGTGATCTTCAATAGGTAAACCACAATAAGCACACTGATTATTAAAATATTCTTTACAATTAATCCACTCTTGAGTAGTTATATTATGCTTTTTATTAGAATAAAGTTCACCATATCCTTTTAATTTTTCAGGATTGTTTTCTTGCCAATTCTTTAAATATTTCTGATGATCTTCTTTTGTTTCTATATAATAACGTTTGTGCCATTCTTTTCTTTCCTTTTTATGTCCATCTCTATATATTTTCCCATTTGTACTACTTCTTCCTCCATTATCTGTGTACCATTTGTGATATTTATTGATTGTACATGGTTTGCAGTATGGATTTAGCTCGTCTGTATGATTACACTTATTTTTATAAAAATACTCATCAGTACATGGAAACCATTCTTCACATATACTGCATTGTTTATATGTTGTTCCATCAACTTCTTTATGAACTTTGTTATAATGTTCTATGTTTCGTTCTAGTTTTTGTTTCTCCTTTTCTTTTACAGATAAATCCATTCATTTTTATCTCCCTTTATATGTATTATTTTTCGTCTTCTACTTCTTCTTTTTTATCTGAGTTTTCGATTAATGTAGCTATGAACATTGTTAGTCCTCCACCTATAAATGCACTAGAGAACTTATTGTCCATACTTACCGATCCTAGAAATAACATATATGTAATGTAACTACCTACAAATATAACTATTAATTCAGTAAGACATTTCTTTAAATATTTATTCATTAACGTCCTCCATTATTTTAACAATTATTTTGTATCATTTTAGTTATATGTAACTTTTAAATATTTGGTGGACTATTATTACGTTTAATGTGTCGTCTTAATCCTTTAGAAGTTTTCATTTCTCTCAGCTCCTTTTAATATCTACTGCATATCATCTCTCAGAATATCTATTAATGCAATTTGTATCTTTACTACTCTCTTAGTTTAACATCTTTTCTCTTTCTTGTCAATCATTATTTTGTATCATTTTATCTTTATTATACTTTAATTTGTAATAAGCATTTTGTCTCTCCGAACAATCATTAATGCGATTTATTACTCTTTTAGTATAACATCTTGATTAGTTAAAGTCAATGTTTATTTTATATCTTTTTATGTTTAATTAAAGTTTATTTTGTAAATGTATTTTATATATCTGTGTAATCATTAATATAAACTACTTCTTTAGTATACTACAATCAAGTGTGTACTGTCAAGAATTATTTTATATCTTTGTAAGTTTATTTAATACCTTTAACTGCTCCATATGTTATTAGAGGACTTACTATTATAGAAATTAATATTAATGTTCCTAACCAATGCCAAAAGTCTTGAAATATAAACTCTAAAATTTGCAATATCATCTCCTCCTATTAACTTAATCCTAACTCTTGCATTGTTTTAACTGTCATTAATATATCGCTGTCAGCACCGTATATAAGTAAATTATCATCTAATAATCTTGAAATCTCAACTAAATCATTAACTGACTTTATAGCTACTCTTGTTTTATAAATTCCTTCATTATCAATTGTACTGTTTGTGATTGATACAGTTGTTCTTAATAAATTATCTAAATCATTCTGCTGACTATTCCAATCAATTCTCTCTAATTGATTCAATAATTCAAAAGTTGTAGACTTACTAGATTCCTCAGTTTTCTCAGCTTTATCATTTATTTTTATTAATTGGTCTACTACGCTTTCACATTCTTGGACACAATAATCTAAGGTTCTAACTTCTCCATAATCATTAAGACTTAATAGAAAATCTAAATTAGGGCTTCCTTCATTCAATTCATTAATTATATCATTATCTTTAGCATCTCCACTATGAGCACAATCGAATCCTATCCACCACAAATTACTTTTGATTGGATATGTTGAGTTTTCTCCGCCACCATCATATGTTAGTCCTCCATGAACTTCTATATCACATGAATCGTAATCTTTTTCATAGCATGCATTCTCTTTATCTATTCCTATGTATCCACATCTATGCCCTATTCTCTGAGCTAACACAACACATGTATAACCCTTATATTCAAATTCTTTCTCAAGTTTATAATTTAACATTATTATCTCTCCCTTATTTATATTATTCTGTTATGTATTAATTCCAACTTCTATGGACTTCTGATACGCTTTCCATTCCGTCATAATCATCAATTTCATATTCAACATCGTCTGGAATTTCTATTATTTTTAATGATGCACATCGACCATTTGCTTCTTTGCCTAACTCTTCAATAATTTGTATTAATATAAAATTACTCCTATCTTTTTCTATCTCATAAGTTGAAAAATAACTATCTTCAGGATATGTATTAATAATTTCACCTAAATCTTCTGTCAACGGAAATGTAAATAAACTATTTTTCTCATCATCTTCATTTACTTTTGTATATCCATCCTTTTCATCCTCACTATTAAAACTATACTTTGTTTGTTTATAAAAGAATAAATCCTTTCCTAATTCTTTAGCGTACATTTTTACCGCTTTATTTGATAATCCAAATCCACCAAAACAATTATTTATAACTACTTTTCTCATATTAAATCTCTCCTCTTTTTATGTATTATTATATTTTTATTAACCTGCATTAAAACTTCCTAATATAACTTGTTCTTCGCCTTCAGATACTGGTTCTGTTATCTTAGTATTATTCTCTGTAAAAGTATCTTCACTCCAACTTCCTATTTGCTTTTTAACTAGTGATAAAATATTTTCTTTGTTTTCTGATCTAACAACAAATGAATCATATTCGTCATAGTCAATACCATCCGTTCTTTCTATTAAGTATAATTTCATATTAATCTCTCTCCTTTTAATTATGTATTATTTATCTTTCTCCACTCTCTCTATATCTCCAACTATTGGTTTTCCACTTCCATCAAAATCTATTGTCATTGTTGCCATATCCTCACCTAATTTCTTTTTAGGTATAAAGTAACATACAAAATTAATTACTTTAACTAATCCATTTATAATCTTAGAAGCTCTATAATCAGCTTTTGTTAAAAGGTTTTCTCCACACTTAGGACATGGACAATTTATATATTCTTTATATTTACTTGTTGGAATAGACATATCACTGAAATCACAATTTGGATTATCACATTTAAGTCCTCCACCTATTGATGTTATAGCAGGTTCACGTTTCTTCATAATTATATCATTCTCCTTATTTATTACTTATTTTAGAATTTATAGTTTTTAGTTTCAATAATTCTAGTAATATACCCATATCTGCAAGTTCATCATGTATTGTAAATTTTATTATATCGAGAAATTGTTCAATTTGATTTTTGTTTAGATCTTTTAAAAAACTTCTCACTAATATTTGTTGTTCTTTATTAAACATACAAGTATATTCTCCTTTTGTATTATATTCTTAATTACCATTCTTCAATTTTATCAATATCATTTAATTCTATTGAAAAGAAACCATCCTCTGTATCCAGTTCAATACAGTCTGAAAATATATTGTCAATTGTCCCATACCGTTCATTTCCAATGCTAAGTTTTATCTTAACATTATCTCCCTCTTTAAAAATTCCAACAACATCACCTACTGAATCCTCACAGAGTAATTTTGGTTCATTTATTATAACTGTTACACTCATTTTAAACCCTCTCCTTCTTATATTATTGCATTTGTAAATGAATAGTTTTATTTCATAATGAATATGAATCACCTATAGCATATGGATATAAAAAAGAACACAAAGTAAAATCATTTACACAAGTTAGATTAATATTCGATTTTAGAGAGGGATTAAGGTTTACTGCCGAGCGTGCTAATGTATCCTTTTGCAGTAGAAATCCATTTAAAGCTTTTGCACAGTTACTTGAGCATCAAGATATAGGTATGCAAAAATATCAACAAATGAAAGAAGATACTAGAAAAAGCCATGTATACAATAAAATAGATATAGGATTTTTAAATCATAAAGCAAATGTTTAGATGTATATTCTAAAAACATTCATAATAAAGTGATAGAATAAAACTTTTTAATAGTTCTCATTTTGTAACTTTCTCCTTTATGTTTTATTATTATAGTTTATATTATGAATCAAGTTCTATTGTTTCTTTATTTTCCATTACAAAGAAATCAGGTTCATACCCATACTTTTTCATCCATGTAAACAAAACTCCATTTAGTTTTTGTTCTAATTCTGCTAAATGTTCATCTGCTACATCATATAAATAATCTTCTCCAACTTCCCCAACTTCATTAGTCGTATTTTCAGATACATTCATTAAAATATCATCCACATCTACACCACTTACTGGAACTTCTTTAATTTGTCCTACTCTAAAACTATCATTGCAAAACGCTTCTTCTTGTTCTTTAATTGCTTGCTCTCTGCCATACTTAATTGCTTCTTCTCTAGTATTAAATTCTAAACCTGTCCATATATCACTACCATCTAAGTTATACATCCATTTATCGTTCATTATTAATCACTCCTCAGTTTTATATTATTACTCAAAACTATTAATTAAATCATCTATCCATGTATTAACTTTCTGTACTCCCTCTATTTCTTCTTTGTAACCTTTTGAATGATATTCTGTATCTTTTAAATAACTTTTTAATTTAAATTGTTTATATGCTTCAACGGTATCTTTTATCGGATCTACTAGATAATAACTTCTTAAACTATCACTATAATCAAAATCTAAACTATCTTCTATTTGTTTAATTGCAAATTCTTTTAATTTATTATGTTCCTCTGTTGGTGAGTTCCAAGTTTTAACTTTAGTCAACATATCTAAATATCTTTGTTTACCTTCTTCAAATCTTTTTAAACTATTTTTATGTTCTTCTATGATGTTTTCATAATTTTTATCTAAAGTAATTTGAATTTTCTCATCAGTAAGTTTCTTAAAATTCTCATAATCATCTTTAGTTCTATTTAATTGTTTTAAATGATAATCGCTACATTCTCTATGTCTTATTTCATTGTTACTATTATCCTCTCTCATATGTATTAATGCTCCAAAGTTTCTCGAACAACCTAACATATAATCTTTTAACTCTGTCATTGTCCCATCTTGAATATTACATGTGTATCCTGTTGGCATATTTAATCACTCTCCTAATTATTTTCTATATTTATATTTTATATCATTCTAGGTTTAGTGTCAATAGTTTTTATTGATTATTATCTTATTTGTAAATGAAATGTTGATTTCAAATGGTTCTAATCTTCATCTTCCTCTTCGTTATGAAGTGATGACATTGCGTCTCCATATCCACTCCAGTTATCTACACCATAACACTCTAATGCATCTAATTCCTTTTCTGAGTTTAATAGCCTATTATACTCCTCTTGTGTAATTGTAACCATAGCCTTTTCCATAATCAGTCGCTCCTTTAACTTTTATTATTATTATAGTTTATTTTTCGTCTTCATAAATATCTTCTTTAACTTCTATAAACATAAATCTATTAAAGAATTCTTGTGCATTCCAATTACCAAACATGAAACATCCATTTAAATATGTAACTTTGAATATCTGAAAATACTTTTCTCTATCATCTTCACAGTCATAGTTACGATTAATACCTCTGACAGTATCACCATTATAGATTTCTTTTTTATTTTTATCCTTCAATCCTATATACTGCTGTTTTTCTGATCTCAATGCTTTTAAATCCCAATCTCCTTGATATGTTATGGCTCTTTCCATTATTTCATTTAACGTGAAGTAATAAAATTTATTATCAAAGCGAACTCTAAACTTATACTCTTCCATGTTTCTCTCCTTTTAATATGTATTATTATAGTTCAATTACTTATTCGGTTATCTCATAGCAATCAACATCACAATCTTCATCTTCTGAAAGAGGTACAATATTAATTCCTATATTCTCTGTAGACTTTTTGTTCATATAATATTGAAATTCATTATCTACCATGGGAACTCCATACCCTTCAATGAATATTTCTCCTCTAGCTTTTCCCTGAGCGATAAGTTTTGCATGTTCTCTTAAGGTTTCAACATTATAAAACGTTTTTCTATAATCAGCCATCCATTCCTCTGTCATAACATTTTCATCAATTTCAATCTCATATTCATCAGTTCTAGTTACTGTACAACTAAATTTTTTCATTATTTTTCTCTCCTTTAATATGTAATATTTACTACTTCTTTATTATAATTTATATTCTTTTCATTGTCAACACATTTTTATATCATTTTAGTTTATTTATTTTAATTTAATATATCTTCCTCTAAAACATCAATTATGATTTCCATTCTTGGGTTCAGCTTATCATAATCCCCATATATAATTAGTGGATTCAGATGTTTATAATCATCATCTATAAGTACACCACTTTCAACTAATCCATCATTTGTAAACTTTGGAGTTCTATTATCATTGTCTTGCCTTCTTTTAGTATTATAAAAGAATTTATATGTAATAGTACAATTTGAAATATTTAAGTTTTCATAACCATAATACCTTACCACAAACATCGTAAACTCTTTCCATTGCTGTTTATATTGATTCATTTGAGGTCGTTGCATAATAAACCACTCATTAATTGAAGGATGCAGAGGAGTTTTTATAGGCTCTTTCTTTCTCCTTGGATACATTTTAAAATAATAATCAAAATATTTCTTTAATATTTCATCATCAAATGTAAGTATGTATTGTTTTTGTAATGTATTATTAATTATATTTCAGCTCCTTTCTATATCTTACCACTTATTATTCTGAATTGCAATACTTTTTATATTATTATATTAACTATTTTAATCTTCTTTAATAAACCATTTACCTTCATTGATAATTTTACGTACATCTTCATCACATATATATCCTAATGTAGCAAATAATGCAGATACACTAATATATTTACCTTCTTGTAATGCTTTCAATCTACCCATTACACTAACAGTCATGTATTCATCTAAATAATCATGTTCGACTTTTATATCTTTTCCACTTTGAATTGCTGTATTAAAGTCTACTGACTTATCTGGTAATTTAACAAATTTCATTAATACGAAACTTGAAGTATAATCTTTTACTTCTTTCCATGAATTATTATAAATATATTTTAACTTATTGCTGATTATTGCATATTCTATTTTCTGAGTTTTAGCATCTGTAAAATGACATTTAGATTTATTCATTTCTTCAGTAGCTTCAACTAAATTATATTGCTTTACTTTATCTTCTATGCATTCATATACTCTACATTTAAACTTGTTATATGTTTTTCGAGAATCAATTAGACATTCGAACCTTTCAGATACTAAATATAAAGAAATTTCATCTTTCACTCCACATATAGGCAACGATACTTTGCTTATTATCCCATTTTGTTTTTCATCATCGTAATAATATACTTTTGTTCCAGTCTCTAGTTTACATACCTCTTCAAAATTTAATAATTTACCTCTCATTATATTTCCTCCCATCAATAACTAGCATTTGAACTATTTGTCTAGTATGAATTATTTGTAATCCTATTTCAGTTTCTACAGCAACTATTCCATTTGGAGCGAAAGTTTGTATTTTTCCTTCAAGATTATGTATTTTACATCCCTCAAATCCTATTCTACTTCTAGTATCCTGTAATGTTTTATAGTCTATAGAATAGATTGCATTAGGATTAATTTTAAATTCACTTTCCATATAAGTCATTTCTTCAGGTTTCTCTTCAGTTTCTTGTTTAAGAGGTTCTATTACCCAACCTTTAACTTCCTCTCTCCCTAGACTTGTGAAATACCAATGAATACACCCATTAACTGCATTTACTCCTAATATATTTTCATTGGTTTGGTTAATTATTCCTTCATTTATATTCTCTTTATTAAAATTATCTTTAAATCTTATTTTAGTTCCATGAGGTAAGTTTCTTATTTGATCACCTCTCAATATTTTGTTATCATCTATCCATTCATACACATTACATTCAAAGCCTATATTATGTAATGAACCAATACGAATAAATACTGTAGAAACAGGTTGAATTAATTGGGGCATTTTTACTATGTATGTTTGAGAATAATTTTGTCTAGTTTCACCCCATAGAATACCTACACAGTCTACATAAACTTTTTTGCCTTCCATATGTTCTAAGTCTTTTATCTCTAATAATTTACCTCTCATAAAATTAATCTCCTTTTATAATTTATTTTGTATTATGCCATCTTATACATTTCTGAATAAAATGCGAATTTCATTTGGTTTTATACAAATCCGTCTAGCCTATAGCCACATTCTTAACCACTAAAATATATTTCTACAGTCAGTATTACAATTGTTAATTGCTTTTTCAGGATTTTCAAATACATTACCTACAATCTCAATATCATCATTACATTCCAATACTGACCATGATTCAAAATTATCTCTTTGTAAATACCATCCTGCATTCATGCCTAGCCCAACATTTAAATTAGCTTGATATGTAACAACATAACCTCCACTATCAATATCACCTTCATATATTTCCTTTTTATTCATATCTTTAAACCCTACATATTCCATTAGTATGTATTGATCAGTTACATCTGTTTTATATACAGTTAATTCACCATTAAAATCTCCTGATATGTTTATTTCATAGATTCTATTATCAGCAATATATAGATCATTACCATCAATTTCATACATTGTCTTATTTTCTTTATTCCACGCTCTATATTTATGTTCTCTCATAATAATCTCCTCTTTATATGTATTTTAAAACAGTATTTTAGTATCATCCATTCTATCTTCTTTAACATAATCAAATCTATAACAGGAATTTTCAGTCTCAATAGAAATTCCATATTCATCTTCTTGATAATCAATAACAAAAGAAGTCATTAACATTTTACTATTTTCTGTATATTTAAAATATAATGGAGTTCCTATATTCAAATTTTCAATTGTGCCAGTTCTTCCTACTCTAAATTGATCTGATTCTTTTAAAGTTATTTTATCCTTTTCATATATTGCACCTATTTTTAATAATGGCTTATTATACATTATTCTGCCTCCTCAGCTTTCTTCATGCTTAATATTTCATAATTTCCTACTGCAAAATATTGTTGCAAATATTCGTTTACATGTGAACTTAAATCTCCTAATTGACTAATATCGGCTTCATATGTAAAATCAAATATTCTTCTACTATCATTCCCTATATCACAAGGAATTGAGTACACTTTATATCTAACTTTAAATTTCATTTTAGTTCCTCCCTTTAACTTCTTGCACAAAATTAATCCCTTCAATTTCAACTTCATCAATATACTCAGAGGGACTTTCAATTACTTTTCCTTTAGCTATTTCTATTGCATCTTCTTGATTCTCTGCTTCTACAATTAAACTTGCACCAAATCCTACTGCCATTTCTACAACAAACTTTTTCATTTTAACATTCTGCTTTTAATTTATATTATTTTATGTATCTTTTTAATTTATTATAGTATTCCTCCATAGTTATCAATTCTTTTATATTCTAAGCATTTTTCACAATAAAAAATATCTACTTGATTAGCTGTTTTTAAATATCTATAAATATGGCTACAAGTTTTATTTGGAAAACTAGATACTATTATGGGCTTTGAATCTTTTGCAAATGCTGAAGTTGGAATAGGTCTACTTTTCTCTTGAAGTCGTTCTCCCCAATCTTTAGACATAATAAACTACCTCCTTATTTTACTTAATACTATCCAGTATATCACTAGCACGTTTTACTGTCCTTTTCATATTATCCATTTGTTTTATGTAATTTCTATCAATTAAATCATTATCTATCTCATCATGACAACATCCTTGAAATACATCCTCGTTTATATGTACATGGAATTTATTATCATTGCTTTGAATATGTACCTCCGTTAATGTAATGTCTTTACACTCGTTGTCAATTTTTAATCGGCTTAGAAAAATTTTATCTGAATAATATCTAAATTCATAAAAGTCTTTAAATGTAAATTGCTCTTCGCTATCTGATCCATCATCATAAAATGATTTATATGTAAACCATCCTCTAAGTTCATTATAGTCTTTTACTATATCCATATTATTCTTCCTCCCTATCCATCAATAATTCAGGATTATTGCTACTATTCCCTATAACCATCATTTTCTTATATGCATTTTCACTAAATATACAACCACAATCCTCTTGACGCATATTTGAATAACCTTCTGCTTCGTATCTAAATTTATTATATTTAATTTCATATCTATTTTCATTTTCATCTTCTAAGATATCATGATTATATATCTCTTTATTAAGCATATCAGTTAATCCTATGCACTCATCAATACTTAATATTTCAAAAATTTTTAAATCTATTGGAAATTGCATTGTGCCATTTTTCTTCGAGTTTAATGGAGCACAAATAGTCAATTGAGTATTATCTGTTTTATCTCTTAATACATATCTAAATTTTAATTCTCTCATTATATATTCTCCTTCTGTTTATATTATTTTAGCTTAAATCAATTTATTAAGGTGGTCATGAATCATGAATTGATGACCACAATTTTTTACACTATTCTAAGGCATTACTTTCTCTGTCATAGCAAATAAATTTAACTATTGTATCTTGAATTGGCTTTTCAGAAAGTGACTTCTCTATATATTTAATAACTTCTTTTTTACTTAATTCAGGATATATTTCTTTAATTTGATTAATAATATAACTTATATCAATATTTTCTAAATTTATTTTATTACCTATCTGATTAGCAATTTCATTTATTGAATTAATTTGGCTAAGTGGCATATCACAACTAAAAAGAACATCATTAGTGTCATTTCTATATTCATATTTTAATGTTTCAACATTATTTACCAATTCTTGTTTTACCCATATTTTCATACCATTCTCTGTATCTCCAGTATATATCCAATTTTTATTTAATTCCTCTGCAATTTCATTTATTGATTCATAGTTTATTTCGGGTGCGTGAATTATTTGTTTTTTATCATCCATTATTAACCACTCCTAAAATTTATTTAATTCTCTATACTTAGTATTATAAACTTTAGATTAATTTATGTCAAGAGTTATTTTATATCTTTTTAGTTTTAATCTATTTTATTTATAAAACCTAAATTCTAATCAGAATTTGATGTCTAATACTTTAAATAATTCTTTGTAATAATTCCCTATGCTACCTTTCTTGAATACCCAGTTGCTTTCTTCAGCTACAACAATTAAATGTATAGCACTTTCAATTTCATTCTTACCCACATTTATTTTAATTAACTTTTTATATGCTTTATTTATTTGACTAATAGTTATACCAATTCTACAACATACCATATATAATCTAGGATATTTCTTTAAAAATAATTGATCTTGCTTTGAATAAGTTCTTTTATAATCTAATTTATCGTCTTTCTTATCCTTAATATGTCTATTCATTTATTAATCCACCTCTTTCAATTTATTTAAATCAAATTCATTAACTTTTATTTCAGCATATTCTATTTGATATTTTCCATCTAACCAATACTCAGTACGCTCGCCAATTGAATAATCTTGAATTGGATCATATTCTAATTTAAATATTAATGTAGGAAATTCCTCCGATAAGTTTTTCATGTTAATTTCACTATCAGTAAAACTCCTATCATCCTCACCCCATTCATTTAATCCTTCAGAAATTATCCATGATATATCTTCATAATCATCTATGTACATTTCTACTTTAGATATTATATATTTATCCACTATTACTTCTTTTGTATTAGAACCCACCATACTTAATCTATGTGATGTTTTATAAGCCATTATTTACACTTCTCCTTTTTATATTATATTATTATTATCTTGTTCCATTAATTAAATCTTGTTGCGTATCTAATTCATTTTCCCACATTTCATCCATCATATCATTTTGCTTATCTTCCTCATTTTCACCCCTAAATTTGATACCTGTAAGGGCTTTCTCCCAACAATATGTACAATCAATAGTCTTGCATATTTGCTTTGTCTCAGCGTCTTTTAGGCTGTATATAGAAGGGCATAGACTGTCAGTATTATATTTATCTATAAATTCTTCATATGTAAGTGATTTTGCTATTTGAATTATATCTTGTTTATTCATTTAATCCTCCTTTATATTGTATTAACTTCTAAATCAAATTGGCATTTGATTGTTTTCATATTTTTATAATATCTTTAACCATATCAAAGTTAAGCCTTAAAGGAGAATATCCACTATCAACAGTATCATCCTTTATAGTTACTGTTACAGACTTATATCTCATATCAATATTATTTAATGTTCCTTCTCTTACGTTATTGTCATAGAGTACTAATTTGACTTTATCTCCTATAACAATAACCTTATCATCAATCATAAATGCTTGTTTAATACTTTTCATAATATTACTCCTTTATTTATGCCTTTTTATATGTAAATATTAGTTTTATTTGTGTAAGATTAGTTTACTACTTCACTTATCTTTTGTCAATAATTTTGTATCATTATAGTTTATTGATTTTTTATAAAGCTCCTCAACTTCATCTCTTAACTTAATATTTGTAGACTTAACTTGATTTTGATTTAATTTACTCATAGATTCTTGAACATTTATACATTGGTATAACTCATTCCCTAATGCACTAGCCGTTCTTTTTACTAAGTTAAAATCATCAATATTATATCTTCCCTCGATTGCACACATTTCCATTTTCTTTAGTGTAACGGATTTTATTATTTTATCTTCTATGCTATCTTTATAATAAAAATAATACGTTTCACAATCTACAGTTTGAATACTCCTCCATGCTCTTCTTGAAGCTTGTTGTATTTTTAATGGTTCAAAATCAAAAGCATAAAATATTATTACGGGATACTCAATAAGATCCAATCCTTCTTTAACGAGAATGGGGTTAGTTATCCATGCTTCTACTTCAGGGTATTTATTTATATAATCCATCCTTTCCATAGGTTTTATACTTGCTTTTAATACTTTAGATTTTATACCTTGTTCAGTTAATATTCTACACAATCTATCACTTATAATTTCTCCATTTTGATATTTTGAGTTACCTCCAGTAAAGTCTGTAAATATTAAAGATTTCTTATTATCTTTTAGTTTATTTTGTACTAATTCGATTAATTGAATTTCTTTATCTAATAATTTTGCACTGTCCATATTAGGAAATTTAAAAGTATGATCGTCTCCTTTACTATCTCTAACAGTTATTTTACTCCATCCAAAAGGATTGTTTAAAAAATGTCTTATTACTGTTGAATTATACATCTCATAATTATAAGGAATAACTCTTTTTAATCCTTCTGATAAACTGTGATATTTAATAGCTAATTCATCCTCTATTTCAACTTCTACAGGATACTCAGTATAATCTACCATATCTATTCCTAAGTCATCCATAGTAGCAGAAATAGTTATATCAGCTAAGTACCTAGTGTATACAATTGGGTTTACACCTGGAATTTCAGTAAAATCACTGTCTTTAAACATTGTTCTACTTGTAGCTTTTTGCTCATCATCCTTGATCACTTTGACTGCTTTTAAACTGCCATAACTTTTAATAAATTTATCCATAGATTGCATTGTATAACCATCTTTAAACATCTTATGCGGTACTAATCTCATCAATAGAGGAAATATACTACTAACATTACCATTATTCATAGTTCCACTTAACAATATTTTAACTTTACTCATTTTTAATATATTACCAAACATATTTCCAGTTGCTGAAGTTATATTCCTCTCATTATGGAATTCATCGAAAATGCAACTATCAAACTTTATATTTTTTCTATGACAATAATCTGTTAATGAGGTCTTAGCTTTTTTGACATAACTTACGCTCCACAACACTTCTCCACAATTAGGACATTTATAATTACTTTTCTTAATTCCTTTAAAATGTTTCTCTCTTAAATATTCATCCTCTATCTCACTATTTTTATTTTTAGCACTATTTATCATAGGCATTCCACAATGAGGGCACAAAGCTAAATCTTTGATTTTATGATTCTTATTTACTTTTCTACCATACTCATCTTCCTCTTCAACTTTAACTATTTTAGTACCATAGTTTACAGCAGGTTTTCTTTTAAATCCTAGTTTAGCAGTTTCTTTAGAGGTAATTATATATAATGGTTTATCATCTATGTAGTTCTTCATATATCTTATGTATTCTACTGTGCTTTCACATATTTTTGTATTTACTTTATTTCCAAGTATAAGTTTAATTTCTTTTGACCATTTTTTCAATGTGCTGTTAGGAGCAACTACCAAAGTAATATATTTTTTATTCTTCTTCTCTTGCATATATAGGTCATTCGTCATTGTTCCAAGTGTACTTTTACCAGTTCCCATATCGCACGTAAATATAACTCTTTGTTCATCTAATAATGTTCTTTTACCTGCTTCTATTAATTGTATCTGTCCTCTATATGGCATTCTACCATATTCAAACATTCTCATATCAGGTAATTCATTCTCAGAATCAAATCTAGTTCTAATACTTTTGTTTAATACAGTTTGAATTTCTTTATTAAATTCTAATACATAATCATTTACAGTGTTAATATCATCCCACCTATCTATATTGCCATTATCTAGTGGTAACTTGGTATTTAATAATCTATATGATAAATCACTTGCTAAGGAATTATTTATGTAATAAGCTTTTATGTTAGTTTGTTTTTTACTCCATACAATTAATTCAGGAAATAAATCATCTTTATCATCTATTAATTCTAATATCTCTTCTGTCATTGGGATTTGTAATTTATCATTTATGTGTCTATTAAGTATTTTGTATTTTTCACTGCCAGTATAATCTACGATACAATTTTCTATTAGAGGTTTATTATATATTATTCCATGTGTATACATATTATTTTTACAAGTTTTATATTGCCAACATGATTCAAAATTTCCATTCATTCTGGTAACACTGTTAATTATATATTCTGTATCTATATCTTCATAATATTTTAATTTAATATATTTGCTTTCTGATACTGAATTAAAGTTAGCTAGAACTCCTCTTATATTAACACCTATATCACATAGACTAGCCATGAATACAGATACATTAGGAGTATCACCACCGTATTTTCTATCTTGAAATTGCCCTGTTATTATAAAATCTATATTAGCTTTTAATGTTGTTTTAGCTTCTTTGTTATAACTCTCTAAATACATATATTATTCCTCACTTCCTGCTTCTGCTTTATTGATTAGTTTTTTTATTTCTCCATTCGGTAAAAGTATATTAAAAAATGGAACGTTGACCTTTCTAATTTCTATCTGTTCTTGTTCCTTGCCTTCCCCATTTATTTTAATACTTTTAATTGTCTCTGTAATTTGTTCTGTGCCACCTGCAACTACGTGATTATCTATCTGTCTGTTCAGCACACCAGAACTTATGACATTTACAATTTCACCTTGCTTTAGTTTCTTACCAATCGTCAAATTACCTATAGTATTTGTATCTATTTTAATCAATTCCTTAAACCAATTCCAGACCATGTTATTGCTATCGCTAATTTTATTTTCATTATTATCTTTTAGTTTTAATGATTTCATAATCTCACTAAAGTTCAATGAAACTAATTCTCTACAAGTATCAATAATTTCATTAGGTATTTTCATTAAATCAATTTCTTCTATGTTGTTTATTTTCTCAAGTAAACCTTCTTTAGTGTCTTGTCTATCCTTAATTAAGAATCTAGTATCTAATGTAGGTTTTCTAATACCTTTATATCTTGCAGTGAATACTATTTGTTTAAACTTACTAAATTCCTCTGAAGGAGCTTTAAATATAGTTTCTTTAATTATTCCAAAGTGATCCAATAATAACTCTAAGCAATCTTTAAAATCATCTTCTCTTATTACAAAATCTACAAAAGCACCCTTTGCCAAAAATTCTTTTATTATAATATCTTGAAGATATAACCGAGTCAATCTTTCACCATTTATCGAATCATAAGGAGGGTTATAATTCAATATGCTTATAGCTTCTTTACTAATATTAAAATCCTCATAAGCACAATTATAACTATAGTCAACTTTATTTTCTTTTAATATATCGGCACGTTCTTTTACTAATTCCACTCCTAAAGTTCTTATTTTAGGATAATACTTTTCACTCTCATACCTTTTACTGTTTACTAACCACTCTCCACAACCTGCAAATAAATCAACATTTGATATAGTTTTATCTGAGTTATCTATATTGCACAGAGCATTCATTTTATTCCCATCTATTGAAAATTTGCTAATATCAATTTCATTGCTTTCAATTATGTTCTTTTGAAATTTATAAGTAGAATAACTAGGAATTCTATACCAATCCTTTTTAAACTTATATACATTGGTCTTCATGTCGTCCATATAAGCATTTATATTTGCATTAGCTATAATCACTCTACCATCACCTGAATACATCTTAGAAACAGGCTCATCCTCATGTGTAATAGGGTAGTGAAGGAATGAAAAATAGTTACAGATTTGAATATTTGTTGGATAATACTGGGCTTTTAATTGTGAAATATTATATCCGATTTTAAAAATCTCCTTTCATAACTCTAATTAATCTGTTTACAAATATATCAGCAGTAAATTTAATTTCCATACTACCGTTTTTATAAAATCTAACACTTTTTAATCCATTTATTTTTATATCATGTATTGTATAAAACTCTTCCAATGTTAATTTATTTGTAAAATCACTAACTTTATTCAACCATACTGAAAATTCTTTTGATATTTCTAATTGTCCATTGGTACAATAATTATAAGCTGAAGCAATATCTTCAAAGAAATGAAAACTATCATGACTTAAAGTTGCCTTTGTGTCATCCCAACTTTTATCAAGATAAAATCCATAATCAGATATTTTAATCTTATCTTTTCCTATTTTAACTCTATCATGTTCCCAGTAATAAAATAATTTATCTGTAATTCTTGTTCTTAGATACTCAATTTTTCTACCACCGAAATCATTTATTTTTAATCTGTCACATATGTATTTTATTATTTCTGTATATTGTAAATTATCATGTTTTCCTTGAAGATCGGTAAAGTCATATTTAACATAAAAATTTATTGTCTCATTTATAATATTATTTGTTAGAGTGCTAATACCATAATTCTTTTCTATGTAATTACAAACATTAAGTACATATGATGAAGTAGCTTTATTCTTATCTCTAGACAATACATCTTTTATATCATTATCTAATCCATTTTCATTTTTAAAATGTTCATTGCTTTTTAAACTACCTCTCCATGATTCCATATGCTCGGCTAAATCATTATAATAATTTATTACATTCTCATAGTCTCTTTGTAATTTATCAAAATATATTGTATCTTGAGCTTTCAACTGCATTCTTATCAATTCCTTTCTAATGTTTATTTTATATTATTATAGGCTTATTCTACTTTATGTAATTAAATTAAATAGTATGACAAACCTATATTTAGATTATATCATACTATTTAATTACAATACATTTTATATTATTATATTAATAGTCCGCCGTTTCTGCACAATCTATGCATATCTTATTTAATAGTTCATCACATGAACCGCCACATATTTCATAATCTGTATCACAATAGTTACATCCCTCAACATCTTGTATTTTCACAGTCCTAATACAATCCTCACACACTATAACTCCACATATTGAACATTCTTGTTCTGTACTATCATTTACTTCTGCCTCACAAATCCCACAAATTATCTTTTTCATATTTACTCCTCCTTACATTTTTTATTAACATTATTTGTATAATATCTATAAATTTCATAATTCTTAGATTCGTTATAAACTAAATAATCAAATTGTAAATCTTTATCTCCAATAGTATAGTTAATTTCTAATCTACCATATCCATCTTCTTTAGGTAATTCATATAATGTTATGATTTTGCCATCCTTATCTTCCATGTAACATGTTTTTAATTTTAATCTTTTGTCATCTTCATAACTACCATCTTTTTTAAAAGTCACTTTTCCAGGAAAAAAGAAACCATCTTTATTATTGCTTTCAATAAGATCATCACAACGAATAATAATATTGTCTTCAACTGAAAACTCATTTTTATTTACTCTTCTACAAGCATCTTTTATGTAATTTTCTATAATTTCAATATCTTTTTTAATCCTCATATTATTTCTCCTTTTATGTATTATTTTAATAAGTCTTTAAAACATGTAATCTATCACTTTTATTCTTTTATCCAAATATCAACGCTCTTATTCCAGTGATAAGTTTCAATGTCTCCATATGGATTTTCGACTGTGACTTTTCCAAATTCATCAACTTCATTTATTACTACTTTTACTATTTCATAACCTTGCATTTCAGGTTCATCAAACATATAAAATAAAGTACCAAATATCATATTATTTCACTCCCATCAATTGTTCGCTCGCCATTTGTAATCCTACTATATATCCTAAGATTCTACAAGGCACTGTTCTACCAATACTATAAATCCATTCCCAGTAGTCACAATCCATTTCAGTAATAAAATCATCATATTTCTGATTTACACATTCTCTACCCCATTCTTCCTCACTACTACAATTTTCAGCATCTTCCATTAATTCATCAAATGTCTCTAAAAATTCATTCTTTTCATCTTCACTTAAACACATATCTTCTATATGTTCATCTTTCCATTCCTTTAAATAACTAGAAGCTTCTTTTCCATCATAATCATATGTATTTTCAGAATATGCTTTCATTTTCTCCATAAAGTAACTTGTACTAATTCCATTAAATGAATCTACATCAGCTCTCCATGTTAACCAAAATACTGCCTCACCTATATCTCCAGTAATGTACATCTTATCTCCATCGAATACATATCTCACTGCATAACAACATGTATTAGGCTTTCTCCACTCTAATACAGTTATATCACCATATTTTATAATAGTTGCAATATGATTAGGAAACCAATATTCCCTAATTTCTTGTTTTATTAAATCTTCTTTTTCACTCATTTTATTATTTCTCCTCTTTTATAATTTTACTAAATGTAATTCTACTTGTATCTTCTATTTTAATAATTACAAGACTTCCGTTACTAGTAAATTTTGTGTAACCTTTTGTCCCATCTGTATAACAAGGAAAAATTAATTCTTCATTTAAAAATTTTATTGTATTCTCATAACCTTTATCGCTCATATCTATATCGGTTTTATTATCCATTATGTATTCTTCATTAAATCCACTTTTATATAATATATTTATTTTAACATTCATTTTATTTTAACTCCTTTATTGATTAAATTGTTGTACACATAACTAAAATCACTATATATTTCATGATAAATATCTTTATATCTATTATCTGTATCAAAATGTTTATAGTATACTTTTGTTTTCCCTATAGTTTTTAAAAACCTATCCATAGTAAATTTATCCCATTTATACTTTTCAATCCATTCATTATCTAAATAATCATCTAAAGTTTTAATAATTGCTAATCCTACTCTTTCGCAATCTTCATTACTATATTCCATTATCATTATTCCATCCATATTAGCAGGACATTCTTCTATTGGTTCACAATATGATTGTTTATATGAATGGATGCAATGTGTTTTAATTAATTTCTCTAGTACCTCTATAGGTTCTTCCTTACAATAACCTATTACAAAACTTCTATCAGTAGTTCCCATTCCTCCATCATAGTAATATCTTTTTAATATAGTTGCCATCTTTGACACTCCTTCTTTCTTATTTGATTTATATTATTATTTTGTATTTCTGCCATATGCTTAATTGCTGACATTCCTTCTATTATTCCATTAATTTCTACAGTAAGTTTTGCAACCTTTTGTAAATTATTATAAATATCATTAGTGCCAGAACAAAATTCTAAATCATATTTTAATTCTTGCAGGTCAAGCCCTAATCCTTTTAAATATTGAGATTGTATTGATATTTCCTTCTTTAATTCTTGAGCATCCATATTATTTTGATTCCTCCTCACCTATTAGTTTTAACAATGTTGCTAGCAGATCATAATTCTCTGCTAGTTTTTTCTTAGTAAAGGCTTGTTCCTTATCAGATATATTGTCTGAATATAAATACTCATACCTTGTTCCTATCATTGAGTTAACACAGTTCTTCAATTCTTTTAATCCTTCTAAAGTAAATGGCATTTATAAATTCACCTCTTTTGTGGTATAGTCTAACTCTTTATTCAATACTCTATCTGTCTCATCATATAAACGTTGTAATCCATCCTTGTTATATATATTATAATCAAAATTGAAATTGTCAAGATCAGTTTCACTTCTATGTAGTTTTTGTTCATTAGTTAAACCACTTTCAAATCCTAATCTAGTAACTCTTACAGATATTGTATTATCAGGAAACATTGATTGAATATAATATATCTCATCACGGAATCTACAATCTGGGATTAAAATAGTATTAAAGTCATTTTGTATAATTTGAATATCTTGTGCAATTCTAACTGCATGAAAACATTTCATATTCAATTTTTCTTTAATTGTTTCTGTACCTAATATTTGTAGCTTATCTCTCCAATATGCATCTTTAGAAACTCCATCCCATCCATAATGCCTTTTGAGAATATCTTTAATATACTGAGCGAAATGCAATACTGCTACTCGCTCACCTTTATTCTCTAATTGTTGTTTAAGATAGTCTGCTAAAGAATCTTTACCATGTTGAGCTTTGGCACTAATCAATATTATATGTTTCATATTGTATCAACTCCATTTGTTATTTTTTTGATAGTCAGTCCCTTTAAATGTCCAAACTTCTTTGAATAACGTTTTATTGGGGAATATGGTTTTTGTTTTGTTAATATGCTTTGTGCCATTTTGTAACTTAAATCTTCGAAGTATAAACTATTGGTCACACTTATAATACTTTCAAAATATTTCTTAACACCATTTAATTCACAAACTACTTTTACGCTTGTATTTCTATTTCTTGTTGCAGATTTTCTCATTTCTTCTTTTGCATCATAGTCACACATACCCAAATCAGTACCTCTTCGTAGATAAGATAAAATTCCCGTTTTCCCAATTTTTAATTTATTACTAATTTGTGTTGATGTTAATCCCTCGGCATAAAGGTTACATGTGCTTATTAATAAATTCCCTTTAGCTAGTAGTAGTATTTTGTTCCAATCTATATTTGATAAATCAAACAATTCATTCAACTTACTGTCAATTATATTACTCTTTATAAAATCTAAGTCTGATATTCTACAGTCTATAATTATATAATTTTTAATCCCATTTTCTTTTGCTATTTCCTCTTTAATCTTGTCATTCTCTTTTTCTTCTTTTAACGACTTAGAGTCTTTATAACAAAAATTAGAAGAATAGTGTTGTTTCCCGTGGGCTTCTATTATCGTATTTAAAGAGTTTACATAAAAATCATAACGCTTACTACCTTTTAATTTATCATTTTGAGAAAAAATATTTTTACTCCATTTAAACGTTTTTTCTTTTTTAAAATCAATATCCAGCTCTATCAATAGGTTTATAATTAATTTTTCACCAAAACTAATATGATCACTGCATATTGGGCATCCATATCCATGAAATTTTATTGTGTCGGCTTTTATTTCTTTTTTATAACCACATATGGGGCATTTACATTTAATTAATTTGCTACTTCCAATCGAATATTTAAAGGCGTCATCTTTATCAAGTAAATAATCTAACATCCAAATATCTGTAGTTCCAATGTCATTTACTCCTGCCTTTACAACTCCTCCTTTACAAACGGAGCACCCTTTACCTTGTTTTAGATTACCCTCAGTTATTATATCCTCATATCCATCTATCGTGCATCTATACTTATATGCCTTATGTTTATTTTCTTTTTTACTAAGTATCTTATATGTCTTAGATAATATTTCTATCTCCCCTGTATTAGTTTTTATTTTATCTCCCACACTATATAAATACTCATGAGTTTTACCATGCTCAAAAATTATATTAAATTTATTATATATTAAATTATTTGTACAAAAATCTGTAGTTTTTACGTCATCGTCTATTTTTACAGTTAAGAATTGTTTTTTGTTTCTATTGTAATCTATTACTTTTAAGGAATGAACAACATCTTTATATAATATATTAATATCTGTACCTATTGTATTTTTCCATTCTATTCTTTCTTTAAATTTTAATGATTTTGGTAGTTCTGTTAATATCTTATCCAAATTATTACTCCTTTTATACTATTGACTTTATGTATCACTTTACCCATATGTATTCTCCTTCATTAATTATTTTATATCATTCTCTTTGTTAACTATTTCTTTATTCTTCTTAGCTATTTCCATTAATTCATTATATTCTTTCTCTTCCTCTTGTTTACTACAAGGTGAGTTAATCGTTATTAAAATATATAGACATATTACTATAAATATAATTACCACGATTGATATCAATTTTAATATTCTAATCACACTCCTTATATTATTTATGTATTATTCTAATATATCTTTTGTCTTAGGTTTCTCAATTTCCTTTTTAGCACTTTCTCCTATTACTTTAATAAACTCTCCAAATTGCTCATCCTTATATTCTAACATTACTATATCAGCTTTCATTCCGATCATTAGGGTTGACATAAATAATATTAAACTAGCAATATATCCATGGTTAAATAAGCAATAAATAAAAGCAATTATACATAAATAACGTGCAATATCATAAATTCTCATTGATATTCTTAAATCACTAAAATCTTTGTCCATTTGACTAACTCCTTTTTATTTGTATTATTTCCAAAATTTATTCTTTTCCCATGACTTATTTCTTCTCTTATTTGAATGTAATAGTTTGGGATTAAAATTATTATTTATTACAACTATGTCTGCTAGTTTTGATACTTCATCTTTTAATTTATCACAACTTTCTACTGCTCTACCCATTGTAGTTCTGACTTCTTCTAAACTTTTTGATAATTCATAGAATTTAATTGCCTCTGCGTTTCCATATCCTACTATTACTATATTACTCATGTTAACTTCTCCTTTCTAATTAATCTTTTAACATTATAATAGGAATTTGACATATATTATCACCATTATGAACCAATAGTCTTTCTTTGAATACTTTTATCTCTGTAATTTTATCTAATTTGCTTAATTCTGTATTATCTTTGTATATAAGTAATAAGTTTATAACATCATCTATATCCATAATTACTTCCTTTTATTTATATTCTTCTAAAGATTTAAATTTTAAAGGTACTATATTATTATCAGCACATCCTTTTCTACATCCCCATTCTCCATTGGCTTCATTTTCATATTCCTTGAAAAATATTAACTCAGCATCAATTTCTTTAATATGTACTCTCATAAATAGATTATTACCCATTCTTGGGACATCTTTTATTTGAAATTCTTTGTCATATTTATAAAAATCTTTTATAGTATCGCATACTACTGCTATTTTGTGCCTAGGATTAACACCACATAAAACTTTTACCATGTAGATCCTCTCCTTTCTTTATATTTTCATTATATATCACAACGGTTATTTTTACAAGTATATTTTTGTATCTTTTTAGTATTAATTAATACTAAAATTTTTATGTTTTAAGAATGAGGCTATAGGCTAGAAGGATTTCAATATTTGTAATTAAAAACCTAATTTTATTAACTTTATTTGCTTCCTATTATTGATAATCTACATTTTTAACTAATTCAATTAATGTTTCCTTTTCATTATATTCAGGATACTCTAAGGTTAATTCTAACAATCCATTTAATATTTTTCCTATTTCTTTCCCTTGCTTATATCCTAATTCCATTAAATCATTTCCATTAAGTTTTAAATCTCTAACACTCATTGGTTGTTTCTCATTGATTATTTTGTAACATTCTTCTTTTAATTTTAATACATTGTCAAAATTTTGATATTCTTTAGCACAGCCTTTTATATCTGCTATTTGTAATGTGAATAAATCATCTAAGTTTTCTATCCCAACTCTATTAATAAATTTCTTAGTATTTGGAGTTCTTAATTTCTCATAGCGACTCATATGTTCATATATTAGCAAACATACTTTATTTATTGTTTTATTATCAAACTTTAATCTAGTTAATATAACTCTGCTCATATCGGCAGAAATTTTATGATGTTGAAGGAAATGACCTTGCCCGTCTTCCCCTTGAGTAAAGCATCTAGGTTTGCCAATATCATGTAATAATGCTGATAATCTCAATTCTAATATAGGTGGAGTAGATGCTACTACAGATAGTATATGATCAAAAACTGTTTTATCATGATGCTTATTGTGCTGATTAAAGCCATAACAATCATCTAATTCAGGCATAATGTATTTTAAGATATCAGTTCTCCATAGTTCATAAAACCCATATATAATGTTTTCACCACTACATAATAATATTTTGTTTATCTCTTCTCGAATTCTTTCTGCTGATAATAATTCTATTTTATAAGGAGACTCAGCTACAGCAAATAATGTATCTATGTGTATTTCAAATCCAAGTTGACAAGCAAATCGAATTGCTCTTAGTCTTCTCAAATTATCTTCAGACATTCTATTTTTTGCATTTCCTACACATTTTATAATTCCATCTTCTAAATCCTCTACACCTCCAAAATAATCTATAAGACCATCTGTATTATTATAGGCAAGTGCATTTATTGTAAAATCTCTACGGGACAAATCGTCTTTTAATGAAGTTGTAAAAGTAACCTCATTAGGATGTCTACCGTCATCATATTCTCCATCGATTCTATATGTTGTTACTTCGTACCCCTCTCCTTTTATCATTACTGTAACTGTGCCATGCTTAATTCCTGTTGGAATTACTTTGAACTTTAATCCTTCAAATATATTAACTATATCATTTGGTTTAGTATTAGTTGTTATATCCCAGTCATGAGGAGTTTTATGTAATAGAAAATCTCTCACCGCTCCTCCTACCACAAAACCATTATGACCATTTTCTTGAAGTGTATTAATTATAAAATTTACTTCTTTAGGAATTTGTATTTTAATATCATTATTCATTTAACCAACCTCCATATATACTCATTAATAACTCTTCCACTTTCTTATAATTTGGATTCTTAGGTAATGGAGAATTTTCACATGCATATTTAAACTTCTTTTCCATTTTATCAACTAATTCAAATATATAAGAATAATCTAAACTTCCATCAGCTTTCTTGGTTAAATAATCTCCATTTCTAATAGCCATTAATAAATCATGATCTTTGTCTCTAAAAGTATTAATTCCTTTACCTTCCATTATCTCAGTACCCATTAAGAATAATCTAATTAAGTGCATCGAATGTTTATTTAAATGTATCTGATCTTTCTTGCTATTTCTATGATTTAATTTTTCATAAGAATCTATAACACCATTCATTTCTGACCACATATTTTTTAAATCTCTTAAAGGATAATTTCGCAAATTCATATTAATAAATATCTCAGAATCATAATCCTCTTTAACTGATTTATCAACATATAAAGATAATTCATTATCAGTTATTGGAATATATCTATCAACAAAAGTTGACATTTGCTTCTCTATACTTTTTAAAATATGAACTTCTTTTTCAGGTTGAGGATAATTATCCCTAGCCAATGCGTTCTGAAGCCTTCTCAATTGTGCTGTTGCATATCCACCAAATGAGGCTCTTGCTCTTTGAGATAAGAATAAATCTACATTATCCTTAACCATCTGACCATATTTATTACAAATATATAATTGTTCATCTTTAGTTCCCAATAATTCTATAGTATTTGGATTTGTATTAAGAATTAAGCTAAATAACTTCTTTAAACCATAAATAGTTGTATCTGTATCTTTATTCGTAAACTGTTCAAAACTACTTAATCCAATAATATCCTCTTTATTTTCCAAAGCAATTCCTCTAATGTCTAAATCAGAACCTTCAATATTAGTTCCATAAGCGTGACTTCCTCCAGTTGTTAATAATATAATATTCTTACTTAAATGCTTGTCTGTTCTCAAAAAATCATATTCAGTAGTTTTTAGTTTATTTTTAATTTCTGTATTATTCATTTTATATTATCTCCTTTTACTATTGTATTATAATTTTTCTATATATGCAATTTCATTTTTAACATATCCTGCATTCTTAATATTACTTTCAACATATTCCTTATAACTTTCTAATATTCTATTTT